CTGACATTAGCTTGCTGTCTTTGATAAGCAATGCTCTTTAATGTTGGGTTGTTATCGTCGCCAAGTATGTTACCGCCACGATAGCCTTTAGCGATCGCTTCTGGCAATTGATTTGGCTGTAACGTGATTAAAGTTTCTGTTGTCATTTTTGCAACATTAATTATTAATATGATATTATCAGCTTAATCTGAGTTAATGGGGCGTGATGCCCTAATTAATAAAAGATTGCGGAAAAGATTAGAAGTGATTTCTACCTTTGAGCGTGATGCCCCCGCTACACAGCAAAGCACTCAAAGTTAGGAATCATAAATATGGCAGCTTTAACACTATTAGAAATGGCAAAGCAAGCCCGTGAGACGGGAGACGTTCTCAAGGCTGGTATTGTCGAGCAGTATGCGGGTAATTCTCCGATCCTTGACGTTATTGCGTTTGAAGAAAGAGCAGGCGGTGTCGTTGAGTGGCTGCAAGAGAAGCGACTCCCCTTAATGGCTAACCGTGCAATCAACGAAGGTTTTACAGCCGATATTGGTGAAGTTGAACGACGGATCGAGAAAGTCGTCATTGCTGGTGGCGAAATCAAGATCGATACGGCTGGCTTAAAGCTGTATGGCGAAAACGTCTTGACCACTCAAATCTCGATGGCCCTCAAGTCATTACAACTTAAATGGCATGGCGATTTCTTTAATGGCGATCACGCCATTAACCCTAAAGAATTTTCTGGGTTGAAGACTCGTGCTGGTGGTACTCAACTCGTTCAAGCTGGTAGCACTTCGGGTGGTGACGCATTATCACTTAGCGCTTTACGCCGCGCTCGTTCTAGAGTTCGCGCTGTCAACCCTCGCGCCCAATTGCGTATCTACTCCAATCTTGAATTGTATTTGCGCTACCAAGATGCAATCAGCAATCCCACAATTTCGGGTTACGTTGTCCAAACCAAGAATGACATCGGCATTGAAGCCCCTACATTTATGGGTGTCCCTTGGTTTCCTATTGAAGAAGACGCAGAGGGTGATCAAATCCTTGGTTTTACGGAACAAGGATCGGGTGGCGGTGCATCTGTTACTTCTTCAATCTATGTCGTTGCATTTTCTCCTGAAGACCTTACAGGTATTCAAACAGGCGGTATTGACGTGCGCGATATGGGTGAAATGCAAACCGAAACCAAGCGATTGATCCGTATGGATTGGCTGAACAATTTCGCAACCTATAACCCTCGTTCCTTTGTTCGCCTTGCTGGTGTAAAGGACGCTGCTTTTGTCGCTTAAAAATATCAATTATGGGATATCCCATAATTGATATTTTGCAATGCTTTCAACCCAATTAAAGAGAAAATTATGGTTTACTCAAGCGCTTTTAGATCTACTCTCCCTAGAGCTAATAACTCTACTAACACATCGCAGATCGATGCGTTAACAACCCTACGCGATTACACAGCGACGGCTATCAGTGCAACTACTAATGGCACTCCCATTGAATATCCTTTTAATGCCGAAGAATCGGTAAAAGTGATCATTAATCAGGCTGCTTACTCTAGCTATGCGGCGGGTACTGTTCATTGGACTCTATCTCTTGAAGTTTGCGACACTGTTGGCGGTACTTATAGGCAAGTCGCCTCTATTGCCCCCACCGTAGCGGCTGGCGCGGCTCTCAATGGTCAAGAGGTATTCTTGAGTGGTGAACAAATCAATAAAACTTTTGCTAATGCAAGGTTTTTAAGAATTGTCGCAACTAAACTCAGCACAGCAGGGAACCTCGTTTTTGGCGCTTACCTCGTTCCATCAGGCTACTAAATCATGAAGCAAAATCTTTATCACCCCAAAACAGGGGAATTAAGACGAATCCATCATCATGATGTTGAGGGCTGGATTGCAGACGGATGGCTAACAGCGCCACCCGATCTAAATCCGATTGTTGAGGAAGAGCCAGAAGCGATCGCACCAAAGCCAAAAGCTAAAAAATCTACACCTGTAGATACTGAATAACTAAACGGAATAGGCGATCGCAAGGTCGCCTATTTTAATAAAAATGAGTTGCGCTCTTGAAGTACCAATTGAAAATTTTGCGGACAATCCGATAGTTATTGGTTTCCCTTGGAAAGCATCGCTATCTTTTGGTGTGGGTACTCAGGCGACTTTTGTTGGTGCTGATTTATCACTGTACGATATCTTTTTTGCGATCGCGCCAAACGCAAAATCGTCTATTAGTATTGCCCCTACTGTTACAAAGTACTCTAACGGATTAGCGGAATTTGAATTTAGTGCAATTCAGACAGGTGCCATGTCCCCCGCGGGTCGATGGACTGGACATTGTTTTTTGCAGTTAATAGCTGGAGGATCGCCAGAATATTTTATAGAGATCTCCCCTTACGTCGTTAATCCTGTACCAATGCCATGACGCAAATAGTTAAGGTCTTTAACTCGCCAACACGAATTATTAAATCTGCACCAATCCAGATTAATAACACTGGCGTATCAGCTAAGCAAAAATCCATAAATTTTAGTTATGGCGATGTGACTACACAGACGATCTATGCATTGACGGCAGGGCAACGGATTACTCAGGTTGAAATTGTTTTTGATGTTGCCTTTAATGTCGTTTCTACTATTTCTGTAGGTGATAGTGGCAACACTCAGAGATTAATGACTACAGGGCAAAATAATCCGCTTTCTACGGATGTTTACGCAACGACCCCGTTTTATAAATATGCGTCAAATACCGATATTTTGCTAACTCTTAATACTGGTATGGGCGCTACTCAAGGATCAGGCGTTGTTATTGTTTATTACGAATAGGAGAAAGAAATGGGGCTGTTTAAAGATCTAAAAGGTACTACCGAAAACATATTTCGTATTGGTACTCATGCTTGGAAAGGTATTACAGGCGGCTTTGCGGCTCGTAATGCTGCTGATAATGCCGATGAAAAAGTACAAGCCTCTCAATTTGAAGCTACTGGAAACACTGGCTTAATTATCAATTCTGATGCGGCTAATACGGGTGCGGATTGGTCTATTACGATTAACCGCCCCGCTAGTGGCATGGCTGCTGGTTATACACTGACATTACCTACTACAGACGGATCGCCGTCCGAGTATTTGCAGACGGACGGCAGTGGCAATTTGACATGGGCTGGGGTGGGAGGATCTGCCGACAAAATGGCGGTTGATACTACTTCGCTAGCTTTTGGTACGTCTTCACCATTAACACTGTTTACGACTCCAGCTAATGCTGTAATCCATAAAATCCAAGTCGTTATTGATACGCCTTTTAATGGCACTGCTAACGTAACTGTGGGGATTGCTGGCACTACCTCTAAATATATGGGCTCGTCTCAAAACGTCTTGCAAGGCACTGCTAAAGATGTTTATGAAACGAACCCTGGAGAGGCGGCGGCTAGTGAAGCTTTGATCGCTACTTACGCAGCAGGTGGCGCTAGTGCTGGAGCTGCTAGAATCTTGGTGTATTACTCTGTACCGTCATAATTAAATGAGCTTAATACCTGATCTAAAGGGAATCACTAATACTAGCTTCATGCTTAATGCTGGAGCTAGTCAAAGCGGATCTGACTGGCGAACTATTTTGCAATTACCAGCAACGGGTCAGGGCGCAAATTTAACTTTTACTTTACCGCCAAATTACGGAACTTCGGGACAGATTTTACAAACCGATGGCACGGGTGTAATGACTTGGGTTACTAATACGGGCGGATCTGGCTCGTCGGGCCTATCTTTTGCACAAACTACGGCAATCGCTATGCTGAGGCTTTAATGTTAATTCTATCTACTACTACCGATAAAATACAAGTGATTTTAGGCGACGCAATTGCCACTAATCAACTTGATTGTGTCGCAACTTACAAGGATATTTCAACTAGTGCATATTCTGGTAGCGCCCCTAGCTTGGTTGCGACTAATAGTACTACAGCCGTTGATTTAGTTGGCTCCCCTGCTTCTAGCACTCAGAGAATAGTTGATTTTCTTAGCGTATTTAATACCGACACAGCCAACGCAACGGTAACTATTAGGCTTAATCGCAATGGCACTTTAGGGACACTATTTAAGTGTGTGCTTGGGATAGGCGAATTAATGACCTATACCGAGGGACAAGGATGGGTGGTCTACCAAAACAATGGCTCGATCAAAAATGGCTTAGTTAATGGCAACAACCCATTATCTAGTGATGTTTCTCAGGTTGTGCTAGCCAATAACGTCATTAATAACAATGCGACGGCTAACACGATGCAGGACGTGACGGGGTTAAGCTTCCCTGTTACGGCGGGTGTAGTGACATGGTTTAAATTTTTTATCCCTTACACCGCCGCCGTAACTACCACTGGATCTCGCTGGTCGATCAATGGTCCTAGCTTTACTCGATTAAATTACCTTTCATTTTACACAATCACAGCCACTTCCCAGAGTCTTAACTATGGCTCTGCTTATGATTTTCCTGCCACTTCAAACGCGACAAGTTTAGCGACTGGAAACATTGCCTTCATAGAGGGGCATATTTTGCCCGCATCTAGTGGTAACGTTATCGCTCGTTTTGCGAGTGAAATTTCAAACTCCGCTATTACCGCGTTAGCAGGGTCTACGGTTAATTATCAAGATTTACTCACTATATAGGAGATTCTCAAAATGCCTGAAATTAAACAATATATCCTTACTCAAGTACTATCCAGCATCGTTGAATTTGATGGCACAAATACTGATCAAATTCAAGCTCTCATTGCTAGCTCGGGACAGACTAGCTATGAAGTTTATCAACTCACATCTGAACCTCATCCTGAGATTGGATTTGTCACCGAAATCCCACCTGAAGCAGATCCCGCAGACTATTCTAAATTCTTGTTTTTTCCTGCTCAAAATATGCCTTTACCTGTTGGCGGCTATGTTGGAGTCGAGAAATTATCGGGTAATTTGATTTTGGAGCCAGATCAGATATCATTGTTGCAAAGTCGAGACTTACGCTATCCACCCGCTTAATCAACAAAGCCCGTCATGTCTGGCGGTGTTGGTGCAGGATCAAGAATACTGAAATAGCCTATTTTAATAAAAATGACAGTACAAAATGACAGTACAAACTGATTTACAGACAGATCTGGACGCTTATATACAATCAAACTTCCAAGGCAGTTTGGAAGAAGTGTCAGCCGATCAATTGCCTTTGCAAAACCTACTAAAATTGCAAAGTTATTTAGTGAATAGCGGTGGTGGCGGTTCTGGTGGCGGTTCTGGTGGTTCTGGAGGTAAAGCTACAACTGCTCCTACTAACTCAGTTGCTAGTAGTGCTACATCAGTAACTCTACTAGCACTCAACACTAATCGTAAGTGGGCATCCTTCAGGAACGACAGCACTTCAGTTGCTTATATAGCTAAGAGTGCTACAGCTTCTACTTCATCAGTGTATCGACTAGAACCACAAGGCTACCAATACTTTGATGATTACACTGGTATTGTTACTGGTATTTGGGCATCAGTTAATGGATTTATGAGAATAGAGGAGGGTACATAATGGCAACTATTTTATCTAATCCCTTCATTATCCCTGACGCTTCAATAGTGCCAGCAAAGTTAGCTCAGCCTTACACGCAAGGCACGCCATTTTCGTTAAGTGGGGTTAGCTCTGATGTTACGAGCATTCCGTCATGGGTTACGCAGATATTGGTTAAATTTGCCAATTTGTCTACCAATGGTACTTCAATTCCTATTCTCCAGTTAGGTGATAGTGGAGGCATTGAAACTACTGGTTATGATGGATCTGTAAGTGTGGTTACTTCAGCACCTAGTGTTGCTGCTGCTTCTATTTCTAATGGGCTTGCACTTACGACTTCTATTGCTGCCACTACTTTGCTTAATGGACAAATTTCCATAAGTAGGGTCAACTCGTCTACTAATTTGTGGTCTATGGCTTTTCTTGGTTCTTTTCAAGGCGGAGGAATTACCATTCAATCTTTTGCTACTAAAGCTTTGTCGGCGGCTCTTACCCAGCTAAGATTGACAACTTCTGGTGGTACTGATTCTTTTGATTCTGGCGTTGTAAGTGTTTCTTGGCAGTAATTATGTATAGAACTAGCTTTGATTTGGCTACTGGCGAGCAAACTCACATCCCTCTTACTGAGGTTGAAATCGCCGCGTTGCAAAATGCATCTCAATCTACACCTCTTGTCAGAATGATAGATGCTCGTAGACTGAGGTTAGCTTTGCATCAACTTGATTTGCTAGAAATTGTTGAATCTGCGATCGTGAGTTTAGGCAAACCTGCTCAAATTGATTGGGAATACGCGACAGAAATTAAAGAGAACTACCCTTTGGTGATTTCCTTATCAACTGAGCTGGGCTTAAATGTTAGCGAGATTTTTGATATTGCGATCGCAATTAAATAAATCTTAGTTGTACTTGTTTGCTTGGCATTTTAGCGATCGCCTGTAAATCTGCGCGGATATTTTTAGAGCGATCGCATATCCATAATTTTTCGGTACGTTTGATATTGTCCTTAGTGCGACCATTAGCTGCACTCATCACTGTTTCTATCTCTACGCATTTTTGAGCGCTCTTAGGTGCGATATCCTGATGATAGTTACTCAGTACATAGCTAGATTCACAAGCGTCAAGGGCATCGCATAGGGCTTGATAATCGTCTAAGGTATAGCCGCTGTAATGCCCTTGACTGGCATTTGGGTATGGAGGATCTGCATAGATTAACCCGTGTGGACAGTCATATCGCTTAATGAATCTCAAAGCATCCTCACAGCCAATATAGACATCCTTTAAGCGCTCAAAACATTCTGGCAATCTAGCGGCGCGATTTACCCATGTGCTTGCTGAGTTTGGACCGATTGTTCCACCACCCCACCCCGATCCAATCAAATTACTAAAACTCATATTGCATTGAATATAAGTAGCCCAAGCAACTTTTAGATCGCTGTATTCCGATGGATTGTTATAGATCAATCGCGCCTCACGATGTTCTTCTTGGCTGTATGGAGTGAGTTCAATCCATCGCGCTAGTTCTTCAGGCTGCTCTCTTGCTACGCGCCAGAACGTGATTAGTTGCTTATTCAGGTCATTAATTGCTTCGCGGTAATAGTGACTATTACCACGATCTATTTTGCCTTTGGCATAGAGTACAGCCCCGCCACCAAAGAAAGGCTCTACATAAACGGTGTGTGGTATCGCCATGATGTGAGGGACTATTTGAGTGGCGATACGACTTTTCCCGCCGTAATAGCTGATAGGTGTTTTCATATAGTTACAGATACATTGCCAAGATGCCCACAGCAAGCCTTGATTTGCTTGGGTGTATAGTCCACTCCAAAGTAAAATAATGTCTGCCCTTTGGTGTTGCCAGAATCTTTTTTAGTCCCATCATTTTTAGGATTTGTGAACTCAATTCTTTGATCAAAGGTTAGTTGGCATACACAATATCTTTGAGCGTCTATAAACCAATTGCTAGAAGTATTTGAGTTGACTAATAAAAAGCTATTCCCAATATGGGCATAGCTCAAAACCATCTCTACAGCCCTGTCAATATTACCTTTTGAATACGGTGGATTAAACCACTTGTTGTAGAACTCCGTTAAATCCTGACTAAATGCGTCATCGGCTTTTGTAAAATAACGTTTAGCTTGGATGATTTCGTTAGCTCTAGCGCATGAAAAAGCGTCAAGGTGGAAACCTCCAATCAAGTCGCGGAATGGCTTTACGATTCGGTCTGGCGTATAGTTCTCATCGTTGTCTTTGTCTTCTTCTGTGACGACTAAAGACATTGAGAATAGATTAGGCTGTAGAGCGATCACAATCAAATACCTCCCATAAACTCATTTTTCGCAATCTTCGCAAATACTGCTTGCTGCCCCAAATACAGCAGATGTAGCTCAATAAGTAGCTGCTTAGCTGAGTCAATGTCAATGTTTTGGATTTGTTGGCAGAATAGAGCGTGAGTAAACGCTTTTTCGGGCGGTAAGTCGCTCATGGCAATTCACTCCATACTTTCCCATCCAATTCAGGCAATGAAATCTTTTTACCATTGACTGCCCTTTGTTTATAAAAGAAAGCCTTGTTAGCAGCTTTGACTTCATCCCGCAGCGATCGCACCCAGTCTTCATCCATCGGTCTAGCACCCTTACCAGATTCAGCGCCGACGATCGCGAGGTCAATGTATTGGGCATAAGCGCCGATATAAACTTCTTCTAGTAGTGGCTCAAAACTGACAAAAGTATTGCCTCTAAGCTGTTTAATTGCAGCGATCGTATCAAGGCGTTTTAACGCCGTGCCTTGGCTCTCAACCGAAACGCCTAACCATATATTGCTAGGGAGAAAGGGAAAACCAGATCTAGCACCCCAATAACCAGATCTAGCACACCAATCATTTACAACTTGCAAAAGGGTGTCAGCACGTTTGGACAAGAGCATAAACGTCTGATTGTGAGAGAAAGCCATAGCTTGAATCATCTCTAATTGCCACTCTCTAGGAATCCAATCACCGCACCAATCTGTCATAGAGCAAACAAAATGACGTTTAGGCGATCGCATTCTCGCCCACTTAGCAAGCATTTCGTAGTTAAGCTCTAGTTCTGGAGCTTTGCCTGTATAGGTCAATCCACTAGCAAAGTCAAAGCGATTACCTGTATTAATTGCTTCAGCATAGCAGTTGGCGCATCCTTCCGATATTTTCCTACACCAATGACCACCGCCTTTGACGGTGATTGGGTTATCAGTTACATCAGTCCATTCAATTTTACTCATGATTCCACACCTTCCACAAACTACAACGCTGATTCAATTCTCGCCATGCATTCTGTAACTCAACTCCTTCCATTCATCTTTCAACATCCGATACGCCGCCAAGTCCTGATTAATTTGGCGATCAACTACAGCTTTACCAATACCGTGAACTGCCATGCGATCGCGTACCGACTCTACAAGCTTATCGATGGCTTGTTCTGTACCTGCGATCGCGTCTTGTCTGATTTGTGCGTTCATAATAATATTTCTGACCGTCATAATTTCACACACCTAACAAGTGGTTTGCCATACGCTGTCAAAGTTACAGCGCCATACTCTTCTAATAAATTCTGGAAGTCAAATAAGCTTTTACGCATCGCGTCAATTCCAATCTGTTTATCTTGAGTATCAGATTTAGCTTTAACAATCGTGAATATAGCCAACTGGTTAGAGGTTACGATATATTCTTTTTTACCAGCCACCACGGGACGACATATGCGAGTAGGGGCTTTACGGAACTCTGAGATTGTGATGTATTCTGCTACAATCATTTACTTTACCCAATGCCCATGAGCAATAGATGGCATAGCTTCACCACGTAATCTAGGGAAATCAATCTTTCCTTCATTAAGATATTTCCACGCTAGCTCTCTAGCTTCTTCCTGAAAGTCATACCAGTAATTACGCTCATAACTCTCAAGGATTGATGCCCATGAATCAGGGCAGAAATTACTAGAATTATCAGTGTTGGGTCGGCAAGAACAGACAATTCTAGTAACTGATTCAGGATCAATTTTGTCTCTGATAATGTCGCGAATACATAGGCTTAGCGATAATCCTTCCATTATCTCTCTCCAAATAATTTAATAATGCGATCGCGCTCACAACTTGATCGCAGGTGATAATCCTTTGTGAGAGGATGGGTATTGCTACCCGATTACATATGCTTTGCCCTCAAATTTAATAATGTTTGATCCGTCATCTAACTGTTTACATAGTAGTACAAACCTTACAAACATACAATACCCTAATCATAACTATCCGCCACAATAAACCCGCAAAGCATAGACTAAAATCTATGACTGAATATCGCGATACCGTAGCAGACTGCACTCGTTATCAGGGGCGGCTTTGCGGAACTCTAATCCGTAAGCGCTGTAATCGAATCTGTGGGTTTTCCTAAAGGTATTCCTAGCAAATGGACACCCTCTAGATATTGCAAGCTGATAAGCCATCTCTAGCGTCATCCATTCGTTCTCAAATTCTGTTGCTTGCACCCGTGAGAAGAAAGAAATCTCACGATGATCACGATTGTAGCGATGGATTTCCCCTGCTACAGAGCGATTGTAGAGAAGTTTGGATAATTTTCTTAGCTCAATATTCTCGCCTAGCAGCTCGTTCAGCTTGTAAGCAATTGTTACAGCATCCTGCCATTTATCGGTAAGCACTGAGTTAATCTGCTCAGTCGAGATAATCCGTTTAGCGACTCCCTTCTGTTTGTCTGATTCAACTTTCTTGCGGGTGCGTGTGCGTTTTGGATTACTCCAATCAAGTAGCAATTTAGAAACATCAGGGTGCATCCTATACCGTTTTTTGAGCGATGGTAGATACACTTTTAGGCTTGCATATTCACCGCCGCTAGCCTTATAAGCAAGCAAAGCTTTTATACGCTGACCATCGGGGCGATCGCGGATCGGTGGTTTTTGTCGTGGGCATAACGGGGCGCTGTAGGCAAAAAAGCTGTATAGATTCAGGATTGATAGCAAACCACTCAAACAAGGCTTTAAACACGCAAAAACATATAAGTACGTTGGTGATTTGCGATCTGTTAGCCTTTCGCGGTTACGAATCCGCTTACGTTGCTTTTTGGCTTTCGGCTTTGCAACATTCTTGGGAGGCTTTGTCTTTGGGCGATCGCTTTTCGGTTTTGGCGGTGGAGCTGCGATCGCTTCTAACTCTGGTTCTGGTCTAGCTTTTGGCGGTTGTAATTTTGGCGCGTCACCAATATGCAAAACGTTGCGATCTAATAGCGACTGCCATAGGCTAGACCACTGATTTTTATACACCAAATACCGAGCTACGAATAACGCATTAGTGGCAATAGCGCGATCATCTTTGAGCTTGCGCCTTTGCTCATGTTCCGCGATCGCACTTAGGATCGGCGCAACTTGTCGCCATATTGCGGGGCTGGTATCAGGGGATGGGATAGAGGGGATGCAGATGGGGAGTTTATTCATGGTTTTATTAGTAAATTTTAATCGGTACAGTGACAAGGTTCGCGATCGCCGTAAACATCAAGCAATGGCTGAGTAAGAATGGTTTTTAATGGTCGGTTGCCAAATGTGTGACCTGTTTTATCTTCTTGCTCTAACCACCATTGCAAGTTTTCAGGCTCTAGCTCCGCTTGCCTTTGCTGCTCAATATCGCGATGGTGAAAGCAAAAGCGACAATTAGAAATTTCTGGGAATTGCCATCCTTTATCAAGCCAATATTTAGCCACATCAAGTTTAGAAATACCATGCTCGTGCATAGGGAATTGAGTAACGCGCCATTCAACCAAGCTGTGCTGTTGTTGTTTTCTGCCAGTAAGTGAGCATGATTTAGGAAACTTAAACTTATCCTTGTCGCAAGTCCATCCCTCTACTCTTTGCGGTTCGTCCCACCTAAAACCCACGTTCATTAATAGAGGTGTTTCGCCATCAAAGTAATTTAGATAGCAATGCCAGAACATAGGGACTAATTTAGTTTCTACAGTACAAAACCTATGTTTTGCGTTTGGGAGCATATTCTTTTTCTCAACGATCGCATCTAAAGAACCTTTAGATGCGATCGTGTTGCTTCTATATCCCACCAGATCGGTATCTTTGGCAAGATACCGATCTAGGCTGTATTGGCTTGCTACCCAGTCTATGCGCTTACCTAACTCTTGCTCCAATCGCAACATATTAAGCAAAGTTAGATCTGCTTCATGGCTGGCAACAAACCAAGGGATGCGATTTTGACACTCACGCAATAAGCCTTTATCCTTTGGTGCGGATGGCTGATGATCTGTAAGCACTACAGCAAAAATGTAGTGATCTGTCGGAAACTCTAAAGCCATCATTGCCGATGTTTTGCCGCCTGATACGCTGGTTACTGATTTCATAGTAAAGATTTTAAAGAGCTAATTAATTTTTCAATCGTGGTGATATCTGTAATCTGGGAAACAGTCTCAACCTCAGAGCCAGTTCTCAACTTGTATTTAGAGAGCCAAGCAGCAAGGCGATCGCTTACTGGTATTTCCCCTAGTTTTGCTTCAAGTGAAGTTAGATGTTGCTTGAGTTCGTTATCTAAATCTTTGCGCTGATTCACTAATCCTTTACGCTTTTCTACCAGCTTTCCAGCCAATAAAATATAGTCGTAAGGATCTTTAATCATCGCGGTTGTAGTCACCACAGGCGGCGATATTTCGCCTATCTCTTGCAGAGCTGTTGTTAGGATTTTTTGTGATTCATCTTTGCCAATAAAGGCGGCGATTAGTCCCAATTCTGTCTGTTTGGCAATGATGAACTGTGAGAAGTCAGGGGATAGAGTGTTAGTATCCATGATTTGCCCTCAGGTTAGAAACTGTAGAGTTAGCACCGTCCCAAATCAGTTTGACCGTACCCGTTCTGCCATAGCGATTCTTTAAAGTGATTAACTCTAAAATGCCTGTGTCTACTGTGTCTTTGTTGTAGTATTCATCTCTATAGCAGCCAATCATTAGATCGCTAGCTTCTTCTACTCCACCTGATTCCTTGGCGCTATAAATCGTTGGGCGCTTATCTCCTGATTGCTTAGTATCGCGCCCAATTTGGCATAAAACTACGATGCGAGTATCTAACTCTTTTTTGAGTTGATTAAGCTCTTCTAACACATAATCTACACGCTCTCTAGTTAGCATGTTTTGATTTGTACGAACCAATGTTAAGTAGTCAATCCCAATCATCCCAATAGAGCCATGCTCAGCATAAAACTGTCTTGCAATAGAGACAATATCTTCAATCTTTCGGGCGCGATCGTTAACCTTCATAGGTAAGCCCGAATAGTTCTCTTGAGCTTCCATTAATACGCCCCATTCTTCAGGCTTAATGCGACCGTTTTGCAGCGATCCTGTACTGATTTGAGCATGTTTAGAAAACAGTTTTTGAGCTTGTGCTGAGCTACTCATCTCAAGAGAAAAGAACAATGATGGCTGTCTCATCACGTAAGAAGTGTAAGTCAGTAGCTCAAGTAGTACGGTAGTTTTACCCATGCCAGTGCTACCAAGTATCGTTACAAGTCTTTGCCTTGGTAGTCCACCTGATAGCAAGTAATCAAGATCTTTGAATCCAGTCGGCAGGATCGATTCGTGAATATTGCCTGTTTCCCTAGCCTCTGCGATCTTGGTTAAGTTTATAAACTCTTCTCCCATGACATCAAACATTAAGCGGGTGTGACTCTCATCACCTTGCAAAGCCCGAAATTCTACGAGCTTTTGCTCAAACCACGAGAGTGAGTCCGCAAATTCACGCTCTTGAAAAATGCCTTGAGCCTCTCGGCAAAAGTCGCGATACTTTCGAGATTTATACTTTTCTCGGATTAGCTCGGCATATTCAACAATGCTAGGGGATGGTAAATGATTCTCGTACAGTGCAAAAATAGCGGCGCGATCGCTTAGATTTGGCGGTAAACCTTTCATTTCGCGCTTGGTTGCCATGTGTTGATACACGGAATCAGGACTGATATAACCACCTGAATTAAATAACTCTACGCAGGTATCAAAAATTTGACCGTGAAGGGCTGTGTAAAACATCTCGCTAGTCAGTATAGGGGTGACAGCCTTAATCACGTCCTGAGAGCTTAATACTGTGGCAATGACGATATTTTCTGCTACGGCTGAGCATAGACTTTCACCAGTTGATAGATCTTTCATGATGCTTTCCTAGCTAATTTGGCGGCGTATTCTCTTGCCATGCTTGGTATTGGTGCGATGATTTCGGGTTCTTGCACTGCGATCGGGGCGGGTTGCTGTTGCGATCGCTGTTGTTGGGATTGTTCTTTTTGGTGACGGGCTGTAGCTTGATCCGCAAAAAGTTCAAATTTTGCCCAGTCTTCTTTAAAGCAAATTGCGTTAATAAAATTAATTGCGTCACCATCACCAAAGGGCTTTTCGTGTTTCTTAAGGTGGACTTTGGCAACAGCAATCAAATCTAAATGCCAGTTATTACGCTTACCGCCTAAATGCCAATCGGCAAAACCTTGCAAGTCTAAACCCTTTGGGGCAAACCGATTTGTTTTGTTGCTAAAGCGATCGGTCATCTCTTGAGCATAATTTCGCGGCGTGGGGGGGGCTATGGGGGGGGTCTTTTCAAGATCCTTGGATTCAGGTTTACTGAGATCCGAGATGGGATCTGTTTTTTGTTCAGAATATGAATTTTCAAAAAAATCGCTTTCTTTTTTTTGTTGATCAATTAGCTGATCACATTGATGATCACTTTGTATATAGAGCGGATCAAAATGATCCGATGGTGGTTCAAAATGATCCGATGGTGGTTCAAAATGATCCGATGGTGGTTCAAAATGATCCGATGGTGGTTCAAAATGATCCGATGGTGGTTCATTTTGAACTAGACGATTAAGCTCAACTCCTGTTGTCAAAAGGGTTAGCTGTTCATAGTTGATGCGATACCACTTAGTGCGATCGCCACGATTTTTGTTAAATTCACTGGAGATAAGCAAGCCATTTTTTTCTAGTTCAAGGATCTGCCGTTTCATCGTTGCAAATGGGATGAAGTCCAAGTCCTTGTGCCATTCGGTATAGCTATTAAAAACCCAGTAATAGCCATCAAAAAAGTGTCTTTGGTCAGCTTTTTTTGTGTAAACGTGTAGCCAAAAATGGACTTGCTGCATGATTACAGCCTTAGAAACACTACACAAAGCTTTAGCGATTGTTGGGGAAAAGCTCTTAGGCTCTTCATTGAAAAGATACTTGTTGCTCATGCTGTGATTTCTTCTGTGTAGCTACAAAATTCCATGACTGCCCCTTCAGTTAACTCAAACCATTCTGAATGAGTTCTGTATTGAGCGAATTGATCGTGAGCAGCTTTTTCAAGCGCTTCAATATCATTAGAAGATATTGTATGAATGACTTCTAACTCATAAGGGTTTTTAGTCCTTAACGAGTTCAATCTGGTTTTTAAATTAGTCGTGCAGCCAATCTTATAACGATTAGTATCTTTGGCTTGAAGAAGATACACCACGCCAGATTTAGCTTTTCTACCTTTTGGAAGCCTCAAAAACTCTTGATGTTGCTGTTTTAAAATGGCGATCTGCTCAGCTTTATCTCGCTGATTAATTTGATCGATCTCTTCATTGGTAAGAGTTTCTGATAACTTTAAAAGACCGATGGCGATCTCCTTCATTCGTTCTGTTGAAAGAATCCCTTTTTGATATTCATACGGGATTAAAAGATTTAGCTCTTCATCGTGGCAAAATTGAATAAATATCACGCCGCCACCTCATCAGACTTAGCGATCGCCTGTAATTCGTCATTCTCTTCAAATCCCATGCAATTCTCAGCATAATCTTCCATGCGATCAGGATCTAGATAGCCATCATCTAAATCGTCAGGATTAATATATACATGTTCGTTGTTGCAGTAGTAGCTTATTTCTCCAACTCGCAACCATGTATCAGTGTCATCATTGGCGACAAGATGCTTGCAGTTAAGGCAATTCCTGTCATTAATGATAGTTCCTCCCTCTAGCTCTTGTAAATTACTCACGCTACACGCTCCTTAGCTTTTGTCATCTCACCATTACCTAATGCTTTACGCAAATTTTCCATTGATTGCAGTTTTTCTACTGGCTGTTCAGTAGCGATCGCCAAACCTTTAATATTTGCTCTAGCAATCAAATTATCGATCGCTGCTTCGATAGTGTCGTTAATCGTTTCTCCCAAAACCTCAGACGCAATTCGGGCGTTACGGTGTTTGTCAGGAGGGATATAAGCCTTAACTTGGCTGTGTGTAGCTGCTTTGCCCATCGCTTTTTTTGTTTACCTAAACTTGATTACCTAATAAGTATAGTACGATTGTACACAAATAAACCATTAATTTACAAATCCCAACCCGCAAAGCATAGATATTTCTCTATGCAACGAGAGAGATAAATTCTTGATGTGTCATTATTTTTTAGAATGGGATTTCGTCTGTGCTTCCTTCAAGTTCTTGATCGATGTGAGATTTAGCCTCTGCAAGCGCTATTTGCAGATCAGCGCTGTAGCTAACAAATTGTGTTCTGCTCAGGCAGTCAAGTACTCTGATAGCTTGCCCTTCATCAGTTTTATAGTTTTCAAGTCGGTGGCTTCTATAAAACTCAGTGGATAGTGCGACACCTCTAAGAATTGGATTACTCATGATTTCACTCCGCACCATTTCATAGCTATTGCGCCAAGTCTGTTAATAAGCGCATTCCTCAATTCACCAGAGACAGTTGCTAAATTAGGATGTACATATCCAAAATTCCGATAGCACCATAAGTTTTTACTATCCCAGCAAAGATCAATAGAGAATCTATAGCCTCTACATTCACTAATTGACATCTGGAAACCATACTCGTTTTCGCCATGAAACGAATAGTCACTAGGATCTAGCGACTCTAAATACTCAATCAAATCACTCATAATTTGATTTTGCTCATCTTGTGTAAGGAGTTTACACTTTTGCTCGTCCAGCAATAAAGATTCATGCTTCATGATTTCACCTGTAATTTTTTAATCTCGCGCTCAATTTTCCTCAACTCTTGCCCTGCTCTAATTTCCGTTCAACCTTTGCAACGACTTGCCTGATGTTCTCAGGATCGCGCCCTAGCTTTTCGGCTGTTGCGATGACCTTGCGATCGCACTCGATCCAAGTTGTGTATATCTCCCATTGCAAGGGAGTAATCCCAAAATGCTTAAGCACAATTGCTTGGATTGACTGCGATGCGTTGTCACCAATAGCGGCGATCGCATCTCCTAAGATTGGGCTAAAACAGTAGGAATATGTCTTAGCCTTTATTTCGGGCGGTTTCTTAGGTCTACCGCCTCCATGGTTGCCTCCTCTAGGCATCTACTTTCCAATCGTAATCAAATTCAGCGTAAGCTTCATTAAATCCTCTAACAGTTGGATAAAATTCATCCCCTGTTAGAGGATTCAAAACGATAGCAGATCCATCAGACATAAAATGAACTGTCAATGGGATATTGCCATCCGATGGATAGTGATCGGCGATCCACACTTCTTGGATAGTAACCCTTTCCTTTAAAAACTCCCAATAATAAGCTGACAAGGCATCATCTGTGCCTATTTTTAGAAGCACTTCAATATTAAAGCGCTCCCTGATCAGAGGGGTTTCCTCTATCCCCTCAATGTATGTCTCGTCAACCCAGTCAGACGAGGCGGGATCTAGCTTGTCGTTTCCGAACTCGTCTTCCCAGCATTTAACAGTTGTGGAGATTGCTTTTTCCAAGAGTTGACCCTGTGTAGCGTCAACTCCCGAAAGAATTGGAGCTACATGAAAGGACAATTCCATGCAGCCTTCTTGCCAATCTTCAAACGCTTCGACGGGCTCAATCCCGTGATCCTCTAACAAAGCAAGGAGTTGATATACCCCCTCTTCGTTGATGGTATATGGAATATTGGAGATCTTCAGACTATCCTCGTCAACAAAAATATCTGTTGACACAGACCACGAAGGGTCTTCGCCGCATTCAAGATCAAGATTACCTAGTAGCATTGCTTTGTTCCTTTGTTTAACTCAATAACCTATTATTGATCGACCTATAGGTTTTGTCAATAGCAAAACCAAACTATTTTTATAGACACAAAAAAAGCCGTCGCGAGTGCAACGGCTGGGGAATGCGAAGTAGTCACTCTATTTTAAGCGATCGCTCCGCCGAGTGATTTTGTTATTTATTCAAAAAACCCGCATCCTAGATGTTTGCGACCTCCCAACCCTTTCTCTTGTAATGTCAAAGACTCGTTAGGATGCAAATCTGAAAACATTACAGGGTATACAGCACACGGCTGTTTTTTAATAATTAGCTGCTCTTTGCGCCCTATTATTGGCAGTGTATTAATATCAAACTTTGCTAGTTGCTTACCTAGCGACACCGCAAACCTAGTAAGATCGGGTTCACGATTGTTGTCGGTTTTAATTGATACCCAAGCCGCTAGATTCTCTTGAGATTTTAGCTCTGTGCCATTAACCAGCTTGAGTTTAATCAACTCTTTGCCTAAATGGATTTGACAATCAAAAAGCATCGTTAGCTCTGTAATTAAATCTTTGGAGCAACGTAGTTTTATAGTGCTTTGAGTTAAACGTAATGTGCGATCGTCAAAAATATTTGTGTTACTGATTCTACCGATCGCCCACTCAGGGTTATCTTTGAACTTAGGAGCTAATCCCGTCAAAGCGGAATAGAGACAATAATGGTAGTTTCTAGGGATTAAAGAGCCTTCAATACTGAAAAGAAATTCAATAAAGTTACTCATTTTTAAAAGCCCCTAACATTTGACAATCCTTTATTTTTGTAAGGGTTGTTTGACTGCATAAGTTTGTTTGATTTCTTGTACTGGTTTGTCAATCCATTGAGCCAAATCCCATTGTTCCAAAAGCCCAAACTTAGCATTACAGCCCATTTCCCAATATTTTGCAATCTCAACAATATCGCAATCTGGGAAAGCTTTAGCCTGTGCTAGTAAGGGAATAATTGATTCTGACGAGCTGCCGTGCTTAATCATTCCACACTCAAACGCAAGCACATTAAGTTCGCCTTGCTCAGAGGTAGAAGCGTTAATTAAAACGTGATGAGCATCGTGAATCATGATGTAGCGCACGGGAAAAGTACCTGTAGGCTCAATGGGAGAATGCCCGTTATTTTTGTAATAATTACGCATCTCAAAGCCTAAAGTATTAACAGGGCAATCTACCAATTTGTCATAAATTCCTAGCATTTGACGATCGTCTTCATCCAAACGACCTGCTAGAGATTCTCGAAATTTGATAATAGTTTCATCGGTAGCTTTAGGCAGAATTTCTCCACAATTCCCACGTCCTGATGCGACTAAATTGATCCTAGCTAAGGAATAGTCAGCCCAATTAAAATCCTTCATAATTCTCTTTCACATACTCAAAAAATTGTGGACAAATACGTTTAAATTGCTCAAATCTTTGAACACCTAAAGCAGATTTTTTGCTTCTACCAAAGTGTAGAGACGTGCGCGATTCAGGACTACTAAAATCAATTTTATCATAGGCTTCTAAATAAGGCAATTCATTTAAGCAGGTGTAAGCCCATATATCTATCCATGAAAAATTAGCAATAGGATAGCATCTAAAATTACCAGCTTTATACTGATAAATATAGCCATATTTCTTAACAGAAAATCGTCTAACCTTGCTTTCTTCTGAGCGTACACCAACAAAAGCTAGTGGTATTTGCAAACGGTCTAAAGCGTCTTTTATCTTAGTTGGGGAATACTCAAGTTCTTGATTTCTATCTAAAAAAATAGCTTTGTAATTACTTGCAAATTTAGTTAAATAAGAGTTTTGCACTCCACTAAAATTGGTGATTAAATCCTGCTCAGAATGCCCTAAAAACACAGCCAAAATATCAGGACAAATAGACTGCACTAAATGAAGCATTACGACTGAATCTTTACCCCATGACACCGCAACATAAGCAGGGGCGATCGCTAAAGCCTCTCGAATAATCTCTTTAGCTTTCTCAACTTTGCGCTTAAATGTTGGCAGTGTCGCATGAGCCAAGAATGCATCGCGTTCTATTCTCTCCATACATTATCCGTTGGCATATAGCACATAGTTCTATTGGATTGCACAAAATACGGTGTTCGCCACCCCCAGTTCATCATATTGATAGATTGAGGCTGTGGAATCATATTAATTGGCATTGGTCGGGCTAAGCTTTCACCTCTCCACAAATGCCAATCATGTTCAAAAGGAAGTACTTCCCATTTGTGTACCTGTCCGCAACCTTGCGATCGCTTCTTACCAAGATGCGTAACATTTAGGATTAGTTCGCTAATCTTGTCAGCATTGCCAATCGCAAACCAGTGTATAGTCTGCATTTCGCGATCGTATCGTGGCAAATCATAGGCTTTAAAATGCCCTTGCGAACCATCAACCTTAGCTTTCTTTTTACCCCAATCAAGGTGTAGTTCTTGCTTGTCCCATCGCTTACGGTAACGCTGAGTTTGTTGATGATTTTCGATGTAGTGTGGTGAACTCACAGCCCAATACCACTCGCCTTTGAGCGTCTTCCGAGCGATCGGCATTTTATCAAAAATCAAGGGCAGATTCTTTTCGGCATCCGCAGCCGTTGGATTAGGCGTGATTAACCCTAATTGGTCTAACAATTGATACTCAATCAGAGCGTCAAAGCTAGGGGACCAGTCATCATAGGCAACTAGCGGGGTTGCCATGTGTGCAATTATTTGGAGGTTATTAAAACGGGTTTCCATGTTTCACTCCATAACCACACACTGGAACTATATTTAACATTGGCTTAAAAACGTGCATAGCAGATGCTTCTATATGGCTTTTCATGGAGTAACCGCAAGGGATTACATAGAAAAATTTTGCGCCTAAATCGTACATGGCACGGAGCTTCCCGCAATGTAAATGCCCAGCTTTAAAGCGCTTTTGTATGTTTACAGATTGTCCAACATACACGCATTTCATATCTTGAGTAAACACAAGATACACGCCTTCAACACACGGTAAATCAGAATAACTTTCATATTTTTTGAACTGAGTTAAATCACCAAAATCAAAAGGGATGGGCTTTGGTTTTACTGAAATAGAGAAAGAAAAATTACCCATTCAATAAACTCCTAATATCGCTCTTAGAATCCGCGAGAAAGCCTTTGTAATCTTCGAGGTATTCTTTATACCTTGCATGAGATTCAGAGGCGCGATCGCTTAATTTCTGAGCATGAGGTGTAATCGTCATAAACTCACCGCGATCGCCCTCCGCAGTCTCAAACCAAAACTGCATAGAGCATAGTCCGCAACCCGTTCCTGATTGACCGCCCAAGTATGGCGATTCTGCAAACTTGAGTAAAGCATCTGCAATAAATCCTTCTTCGATTCTGGTGACGTTTGCGCTCCAATAAGAGTACAAAGTAGCACCTGTTTGGAGTAGCCAATTACCCATAATCATCTGTTGGCTTTTCTCTTTTTCGGGCTTGGCTTTGTCGCTTTTACCTTTCTTGGTTTCAGGCTCCGAAACTATACCAAATAGATCGCATTGAGAAATCATCTTTTGAGGTTCTGGAGTAGCGCCGATCAAATGTTTTGCAAAGTTAGGATCGTGAAGTGAATCGCGCCTTGTTTTTTGGCTATAGGTAAGCCAATCGGAATAATATCGAAGCTTCTCTCCTAAGAACGGTAGCCACTCATCAAGCAATGCCTTTAGATCGTATTGAGAAACATTGGTATCAATTCCTAGCCATTGATTCACTCGTTGACTATGCTGTAAGTCTTTGCCATCTATAATCTGCTCTAGTGCTGGTATGACTTCGATTGGCAACGCAGGGGGGAACATCTGATAAAGATACTTAGCGCTCTCTACACAAGCCAAATACGCATCACCAACAGCGATCCGACCGTGCACCATTTGAGCATCGGATACACCAAACAATCCTTTAGGTTTGGCAGTTCCTAGCACTGAGAGGCATGGCAAAAGCTGTCTAATCTTTCTGTCCAAATCCAAATCATTACCCGTGCCACCATCAATCGCGCCGCCGCAAAATAGAGCGTGATGCATCGTTGGCGATACTTGCACACCAATCTGAGAGAGGAAAGAATCAATACCACAGCGTCTCAAAATACGATTGCGTAGCGAGTTACCAGAAAGACAAAACACCTCAGAGGGATTTCCCTCTAAATCTGTCACTTTCATCGTTCGTAAATTGGTTTGATTGCCTACAGACTCACTGATATGGGACAAAGGCTGTAGCAGTGTAATCTGTAAGTGAAGCTTGATATTGTGGCGATCGTGGGGATTGTAATTAAGCATTGTTAGCCTCTACATCTAGAGTGTTTTCTGTTTCTTCTGGAATATTCAAAGCGCGATCGCTTTCAAAGCGAACACGACAGAAAGTAGTAATAATGTGCGGTTTTGATTTACACAAACTGAGGATATGGCGATCGCTTATCCCGTGCGTATGTTTCAATTTGGCTAAAATGTCGTTCCATCCCAACCACCAAAGATCAATATTTTGATCGCTATCAATTTGCTGAATGTCTCCCATACTGCCATCATCATTCACAGTAGCCCGTAAAACCACTTGTTTTGGCGCGATTATGCGAGTCCATTCTTTTGGGTTGAGGTGTGCAACAATAAGCTTCTTGGCTAAATTCTCAATGTAGTCGTCGATATTGCGAGAGGGAATAGCAGCATTTTGGATACTGCTTTGAAAATATTCCCATGTTCTTAAGCCCATGGCAGGGCTTTTGCCCTTGTCTCTACAGCGAAAAACCCAATAACTAAGCGCACTGGCTAAAGCTGTAACCCTGTCTTCCGTTTCTATTCCATACATAAATATTTCTCGTACATCTACGGTGTTTTTATTCTAGATCGCAAACAACATTCCAAGCCGCCAACTTAGCTTTACCGACAGACACACCACGCGCCCTAGCGTGGTCAAAAGCTTTATTACGCAGTCTGCTTAATTCCCGCTGTTTTAGCTCCTTTGGTGTCGCCTTACGTAGCTTAGGGATAGCGCGATAATTACCCTCAACGCATTCAATATACAAGCGCCTGTTACCGTATGCGATCGCGCCTTGGTTAAGAAGTAAGCGCAATGCGCTCGTATTGATTTGCGTACAGATTTCGATATAGCGTAGAGAGTAAGAGCCGCGATGGGCATCAAAAAAGCCGATGAGCTTGGCTCGTTCAAATTCTAGAGGCATTATGGTTCCTCTAAATAATCTTCAACAAATTTCACCCGATCACCCAACTTTATGCAGTCTTTTGGCAACTCCTTGTAAGGTAAATCTAGATAATTGAGTATCCCTAAAAGCTGAGTATGCAACTTGAATATTAACGGTTGATTAATCGCCGCTTTGTACTCACGCTCGACAAAAGGGATTGCAGGAGGAATTAGTACAATTTTGTCAAAATATCGAATCGTGACATTAAAGCAATCTTGCAAATAGTCCATAACCTCAGACTGTGTATGCTTATCTAACTCACCATTGCCAACATCAGCAAGCAAATAAGCAGCCATGTCCAACGGTGTGCGATCGCATATAAAGCTAGGCTCGTCAACGTCAAACCAAATATCTACAGCTTTAGCCAAAATCTTTTGTTGCAAAAACAACCTAGTGCGGATATCCAATTTGTCGGACGGGTGGAAACCATGCTCCAAAAACACACTACTCGCATCAATAGGGATATATGGAATCCCTAGCTTTTGCGATAAGGCGTTTGCCAGTGTGGTTTTGCCCGTGCCATGTGCACCGCAAAGTCCTATTCCTATACAGGACTTTGCGGTGCGATAATCTGGATAAACAACCAATTTATCGTCTGGGATAAGCATTGCATAGCTAACCCTTCCACCAAACATAGCTTTCGCTTCGTCTTCAGTGTCAAATCCGCCATAAGCAATGCAGTTTAAGCCTCGGTCCTCAAACATCGCGTACCATTTTTTCATTGTCTTCACCTCCAATATCAATTACTTCCTTGTCCAAGCACTGCATTATTAGTGCTAACTCGCCTTTTAGATCTTCCAGTGTTGTGCCAACAGGTGTAATCTCGTTAGCACTCCAGCTTGTTAGTTCTCCCTTGCTATTGGGATAAAATTCACGAATAGCAAATACATCATCACCGTTTGCGAGAGTTTGCTTTGAGATTCGATATGTCCAACTCATTATTTCAAATCCCCAACAATCATCTCAAAAATGCTATGGGTGCAACAGCCCATAAATTTAAAATTATCTGCGGCGATCGGGTTAGTTGGATTACCGTCATCAGCATCAGTCCAAAACATTTGCGGTTTATATGGTTCGCCGTTTAGCGTGAACTCAACATCTTCTATATTTTGGCTATCCCAAAGAGCTTTTTGAGCTAGCCATGCTTGGATGTCTTCAATTTTGACGATCATCTTTTTATATTCTCTTCTCTGGTTTTGCTGGTTGCGTATCCAAATCGTTGTTATACCGTCCTGTTTCTGAGTAATCATGCCTTGGGTAAGCCGTCTCAGCAAATACGATTTGTCCGATTCGCATCATGGGATAAATAGGTTGCCAAGCCCAAATACGATGGTTTAATAACTCTAAGGTCAGCTTTGAATTATTAAAACCACCATCAATCCATACTGCCAAAACGTGACCCCATCCTGATCGCCCTCTACTTGACTTAAGTCTAAACTCTGCTGAGTAATTACTCGGCATATTGAAAGTCTCGTAGGTACAAGTCAGAATAAAACTTAGTGGCGATACCCAAAACGGGTTTGATTCTGAGTAATTGGTTAAGTCGTGAGTAGTAAACTCTTGACCTGTTAGACATCGTTTAAGCCAGTTGTTCTCAGTTTTCAGCGTGTAGCCTATCCGCACATCAAGTGATTGTGGGTTAAGCATTGCTTTGTCAAATGGCACGATAACACCCTTTTCTTCGCAAAGCTTTTCGATTTCGTGGTCAACTAGCGTCATTTTCAAATAACCTCAAAATCCTAGAACTAGCACCCATCTTCTGAGCTTTTGCGCGAGAAGCTTCTACCCTATACCGATCTTCCATCTGCTGTGATGAAATGGCGATCAGGATACGCTGTTTTTCTGGCTGTTTTTCTGTGTCACTCATGGTTATTTTTACTTATAAATTCTTGAACAAGTACCAATCGATCTTCATTGTTTAACAATGGGTTAGCGGCGATCGCCATTTCTATGGCTCTTAATCCATCAAAAGAATATTTTTTGGTAGCGCTAAGCTCACATTCAAAACTTCTCAAAAGCTTTTGCCATTCAGGAATAATGACAATTTTGCTGACTTCTTCATTGGCTTTTTCTAGGTACAACCTATTGTTTATACTAACTTCAGTCTGACTTGTAGCCATCATTATTCTCCATACAGTGAATAAATAGATAACACATGGCTTTAGCTGCTGTATCAGAGTACTTTTCGCCTTTAGGATTAGAAGCAAAATAGCCAATATCACCATTATCTGCTACGCCTTTTTGTAAAGTGTAAGTCAACCCATAGTCATCAAAAGCTTGTGTGATTGCGTCTAGAGATGCGTCATATTTTGGCACTGGAATATATTGCTTACTGCCATCAAGAGGGTTTCTAACGGTTGATCTGTCGTTAATTCCACAGAGTCCATCTAAAACAAATTCTTGATAATCACCAGTAAACCCGCAAAGCTCAGCGACTTTCTTTCGGATTGAGATCGTGTTAGTCATGCTCTAAAGCCTCCTAATCTTCTGTAAATCATCAGCATTGCAATTAAGCACATTGCAAAGCGCGTCAATTAGGTCAAATTCCAAGAACCTGTAATAACCCTGCTCTAACTTTTGGATTTTGCGTAGATTGCAGCTATCCATACTTGCAGCATTAGCTTTTAGCCAAGCATCGCACTGCTTAGCTAATTCTTTTTGTGTTAGCGATCGCGCTTTGCGTAAGCGCTTGAGATTTAGTTGCATGATTTTAGTTCTTGATATTTGCGCTCTAATTCTGGTAGTTCGCATTCGAGATCCCCGTTGACGGTTAACTCGTACCATTTACCAGTAGATTTAGAATACTCATACGAATAAGGCATTAACTCTTTATTCCACCAAATACTAGAGTTATCTTCATTACGGACATACGCCGCACCTTCAAACTCTATCAAGGTTGTAGTTCTTGTGGTTTCTCTAATTATTTCCACATTGTTACCTCATTAACTACTAATCACTATACTATCTACTACCCCCTAAAAGGATACTTTTTACTTATATAATTAGATGAGAAGCAGTGACAATACTAATCATTTGTGTATTGACTATCCCTCAAAAGGGTAGTAATGTATATACAGAAAGCAATAACACAGGAAAACGCAATGACTACAGCAGCACAACTCGCACCAATCAAAAACGCAATCGCATTAGAGTTGCAAGACTTGAGAGAAAACCACGAATACGAAAAAAATCAATGCCAAGCGGCGATCGCTAAAGGCGACTTTGTAAGAGCATCACGCTCTATGCATGAATGTATGATCTGGCAGTATAACCAATCGTTTTGCGATTCATTTACTAGCACTTTTGATTTAGATGTTAATTTATTTGACTCAAGCTACATTGCCAATCGCATCGGTTCTTTGATGGCTAATATCCTTTGCACAGTATCGAATCCACGCGCCGCCGATCTTGCTTTGCAAGACGCTCAAAAGGAGCAATACAAGTTTTTGGTTAAGGTGCAAAAGATGATCGCTCGTAGAGAGGCTGCTTAACCCATGACAGAAATCCATTATTGCGAAAAATACTGGATTTCTCGCAATATTGCAATAGCGAGTATTCCAGTATTTCATTATGGCAATAAGGTAAGCCGAAAATGCCTATTTGTGATTGAATCGCAACCAATTGTAGGAATGACTGAGGTTTATTGTGAAAATAATTGAACTAGCCAAAACCGTTTTAAAAGAAAAGGCTGAGCTAGCAGCACTCAGGCAAACGATCGCAGATTTGCAAGAGCAAGAAAATAGATTATGCAATGAAATCGCAAGCCTTGATCGTCAATTCTCTCAAGAGTTTGGTCGCCTAGCCGACCTTGCTGATGAGAAATCTATAGACCATTCTGTAGTCGTAGAAATTGATCAACAAGTTTACACAATTCGATATAAAGAGTTTAAAGGGCTTGTTATATCAGCTAATCAAATTTTAAAGGAAGAGTAACAAACAGCCATGGACACAATGAGAATCCCTAGAGAATTTTTTGAGCAATTTTCTGTTGAGCAACGCATGGAAATGCTTAGAGATCCCGATATGCTTAAAAATGCATATCTTGTTTTTGGTAATACAGAAACAAAGCTAGACACACCCAAACCAGCAAGCGACTATGTGGAGATCCCTGATTGGCTTGAGGGTGAGATTATGGCTATGCCTCAAGAATATCTTGCAGATATAGTTATTAACTTGGGATGGGCTTTGATGACCGAAAGATGGGATACCCCCTCAAAAGTAACCGACGGCTTTACACAAAAAGCAGATGATTGGCTAACCGCGCAATCAAGAGAAACATTCAAAGCGCTACTCCAATGGGTAGCGATGGAGTTGATTTAGAAATGAAGATTTTAGTATTCGCGGCTTACAAAGTAAGCAAACAAGGAATTTCAGTACAAGGATCATGCGGCTTTGACATAGATATAGCCCATCCTTCAGAATTCGCAGAAGCGCTAGCAGAAGCTGAGAACAGGATTAAAACTCGCACCAAATCAGATTCAGTAACGTTCTTAAATCTGACAATGCAAGAATGGAAAGAACCATGACTACCGCACAACAAATCACCATCTGTCAAACCCCTGAAGGGTATCTGCACACAGGCTACAGCGAGGATTACATCAAGCGTAATCCGCAATCATTCTGTAAGGTTTGTAAGCGATGGCAATTTAAGAGGCGGCGGTGTAAGTTATTTGTTGAGGGTAAACAAGATTAATTAATAAAGGAGTAAACATAATGGGTCGTGAAGTTCGTAGAGTTCCCCCTGATTGGGATCATTGGAGTTATTCGGATCAGCCATTGTTTGACTGCTATAACAAGGCATTGGCGCGATGGGTTGAACATAACGATAAATGGAATCAAGGATTTGAGCTTAATTACACTACTAAGCAATGGGAACCTATCGCAGACAAATACAAGAATATTTCATACAGTGAATATGATGGCGATTGCCCTGATCCTAATGACTATATGCCAGATTGGGAAAATTCAGAGCGTACACATTACCAAGCTTATGAGAATACAACTGAAGGTACTCCTATATCTCCAGTGATGGCTACTGAAGATGATTTGATTGATTGGCTTGTAGATAACAAAGCTTCTGCTTTTGGAGATATGACTGGCGATCGTGATTTTTGGACATCCGTAGTTAAGCAAAATAGTGGCGGCTTGATTACAATTACTAAATTAAAGTAACCAACAGCAAAAAGAGAGAGCGATCATTGAGATCGCTCTCTCTTTTTGTCTATTTATAAGGCTTTGGCTTTGGCTTACTACCTTTTGGCTTGGGCTTCATTTTCATGGCAGTGGTTTTGTGGCTTTACACTTTTATTATCGCAGATTGTCCTCAAGATTTAATTTAATAGATCATCACTCAATTCTAGTATTAGTAACAACGATCGCCGCTAGCTCGCGGTTGATCTTGCTGCGTAGTTCAATCAGTTGAGCGCGTAACGCTCTTTCGTCTAAACCCTTGTTTTGGGCTGCGTATTTCATTTCGTCAGTCAATGCGTATAGGCGTGTTAGGTCGATCATTTTGCTAACCTCTGGAAATAGTGGCAAGTGTATCTGTTACCAGTCTTAATCACAACGTTACCGCCCTTTTTGCGACATAGCCTAGAAGCCTCTTGATTGCTTCTAGCTGTGATTTTACCAAGGTCAGAGAAGCCATTGCCAACGGTGCGATTAACTTGCGCGATCGCAGGGGTGGAGATAGAAAGCAATGCGAGGATTAGTAGATATTTCATGGTTTAATATTTGGTAGAAATGCAGTTTTCGGGTTTCAGCGATCGCTTGTCATGGGGCGATCGCTGATTTTTATTGGATGATCGATTGCAAAATCTTTTGATACATCAGGGGTGGTACTGAATTACCAATAATTTTGCCGTCTAGCGACTTTTTGCCTCTCCACTGATAGTTATCAGGAAACGACTGTAAACGAGCTAAGCAAGCAATGTCTAGAGCTACGATACGAGTGTTTAATATGGCATTAGCCCTGTGATAATGCCCGTCCTGCCCCATTGCTCTTAGTGTCCAACATGGCTCTGTTGCTTCTCGCGTTTGTAATTCGCGATCGCTTCTCGCTCCTGTGTTTTCGACTAGGATGGCTTTGTAATCTTGTTGACAAGCATCAACAGTTAAGGTCGGGCTTGGTTCTTGTCTTTGCGAATGAGTAAATTTAGTATCTCTAAGAAGTAAAGTATGATCACATACTTCTTTAATCTCACTGGGCAACGCTCTAAGCTGCCAATCTGCCAACTGACTATTAGGTAAATCATGCACCTTATCCTTAATCGCTTCATACCATCCAATATGCTTTTCAGGCAGTGGCAACGATGGGATAAAGCCATCTTTGACAGCGATTAAGATTAATCGTCGGCGCGACTGTGGCACTCCAAAATCAGCAGCATTTAATACTTGCCAATTACAGAAATATCCAAGCTTATGAAGCATCTCAACAATTAAATGGAACGATTTGGATTTGCGGTAAGCTTCCACATTCTCAAGAGTAAAATGCTTAGGCTGTAGCACTTGGATAAATTCTGCTACCTTTCGGGCGCAGTCGATATCAAGTTGTGCTTCGCCTTTGTTAGCATTAGCTATGCTAAATTGCTTACAGACTGGGCTAGCGTGAAGGATATCAGGCTTTTCAAAGCGATAAGGATCGCAATCAAGGATATTGGCAACATGCATTTTGCCGTTTATATTTGCCTTGTGAACTTCAGCGATCGCAGGATCGTATTCCACTGATTCACATGGTTCTAGTCCTGCGGCGATCGCTCCTAAATCTGCACCACCGCCACCAGCAAATAATGCTGTAAATGTTTTTTTACTCACTGCACTAGCTCCACTAACTCGCACTCGTAAGCAAAAATATTCTCAGCAATCTCACCCTGCGATGATCCGCCTTTAGTAAGGAAATCAAAACAACGCTCTGATGCAATTGCTGATTCTGGCAATGCATAAACTTTGTTGCCGATATATGCAAAATGTTGATTGACGTGGGTATCTGTATACCCCATCTCTCGCAGGGCAAGAGCTAATGGTGACTTACTAGGATACTTTGCGGCGGCGATGTGTGCGGCGGTTACAGATACTTTGATTGTACTTAGCATCGCTTCAACCTCTTGACTACTTTCTTTTTGTACTGCTCTTTCTTCTCTTCCTTCACCCGCTTCGCTTTAGCCACGGGATGGGCTAGCTCTGATTCAAGGAAATCGGCTAGTTCGGCGGGGTTGCCTTGTTCGTCTACGATCGCATAATCGTAATCAGGATTGCTGTTTTGATGGCGTTCCATCATAAGACGCAATATGTCAAGCCTTGCTGTTAGCTTGGTTACATCTTCATCTTTGCGGATGGTGCGGATGAGTTTAAATTTCTTATCGCTCATCTGCTTCTTTTGCCAATAGTGTAGCCAAGGGTAAAAGAAGAAATACTTAAAGACACTAGACAACAAATCACAGTAAAAATAGATACTCCGATCATAATCAACTCCTCGCAACCGCAATCTTAATAGCGAGGTATAGAACTTGTTGTAGTAGTTTTTGCATAATGTTTAGGCGGCATTGCGCCGCCTGTGAGTGTGGGTTAGTTAGCTGTTAAGCGCTTAGGAACACGAAGCGAAATCAATTGGAAGTCTTTAACATTGAAGCCACTTCCAGTCTTTTTAGTGCCTTGATAAATGATCTTGTAAGGTTCTCCAACAGTCGCACCGTCAAAAGCATCAACAAGGATCGTGCCGCCGTTCATGTAGGCGTTAACGCAATCATCTTCACGTTGCAACCAAGCGACACATTCAATCTTTTTAAGCTCTCCTTTGTCAGATTTTTCAATGATCTTTTTACCCATGTAAACAATGCGATATTCTTTGCCTTCATCGGATTTGTCAAACTCCTTGTAACGAGGGGTAAAGTTCATCCCATCTTCGTAAGTTTCGATCTCATCCAAGGTGTTTAGCACTTGTTCAAGTGTGCTAGCGCTGACTTTTACAGGTGTTGCAGTCAGTCCAGTATCATTGTCTTTATCATTCAATAAAGCAATAGATTCTGATTCTTGCCTTACTGCGAGTTGAGTAGATCCAGCTTGATTAGCTTCATAGACAGCCATCAAATCGGTTTCAGGCGCTTCTGTGAATTGTTCTTGCTCTTTAGCTTTCGCCATAATAATTATTCCTTGTAAATAAATGACTCTGTATTGAGCCAATGCAATCGCCAAAATACTGCGAGGATGGCGATCGCTGATTTAATTGATAGTTGCTTTTTGGGCAATTGCAACCAAATCTTGAATGTCTTCTATTTCTTCTTTAGACAAGGGTTTTTGAGGTTCTATAATTGGTACTGATTCAACAGGGGCATTATTCCTGATAGCGTATCCAAACTCCTTGCAGAGCTTATTAATTAACGATTGGTGAAGATCAATAATTTTAAGTTCCCATTTACCCTCAAAAACTCTTTCTGATTCTCTTAACTCCATAAATAGAAATGGAATAGGTTTGTTAGTTTTTTTGCACTCGTAAGCGCTTTTAGTAAAGCGATCAATCATTGCATTAGCATCTTTTTTAGTTGCAAATCCAATGTATGCAGTAACCTCCCATCCATGACGGGATAAAGGATCTGACATAACGACTAAGCGATCGCCTAAGATAGCTAACTCAAACCCTAAATCCGCTGATTCAGTAATTGCTAATTCTTTTTTTAATGAAATGATCGCATCATTTAAGGTGCTGATTTCTGCTTTTAGTACGGCTGATGCCGATGGTAAAGTCATTATTGTTCACTCTCTAGCTCAGATTTATCAACTTTTTGACCGTACTTAGTAAACGATTCTGTATAGTCTGGAGTGTGTTTTTTGTAGCTTGGTGGAACGTTGATTTTAACTGTTTCCTTAGCTACTTCAAATAAGGTGTCAAACACTTCGCCAATGTCATCACCTTCATCGCAGCTAGCCCAAATAATAGCGCCGATCTCTGCTGATTCGTAGTTGCCTAAATTGAACTTACGCTTATATTCAGCTCCAACTTTTTCTAATCTCATGATGTTTACCTGTGCGGATTAATATTAATAGCGATCGCCAAAAGGATAGGCGATAAGAATGCAACGCATAGCCAGTAAACCATTTGCTGATGGAGATAGTCGTATGGAGTCATACTTCTATCTCCGTTAGCTCATCATGTGTGACTGGTCTTTGGACTCCGTTACTGCAATGGATCAAATAATCGTATCCAATTACGCTAGGGAGTGTATCGATTATTGTGGCGATCGCGCCTTTGTAAAGGACTTGTTGCGATGGTTGGCACATTAAATCAAAGCTCCGCAACCGTAACGAGCGCTAAACACAAAAGCGTCATCACCAAAATCATCGCGCCTTGTGTAGGTAGATGCAAAATCATCGGCTGTCAATGCGCCTTGTGCAGTAATGCGTTCTTGTCGGCGTTGTTCCCATGGGTCTACTGGCAAAAGCTCTTGATAAGCTTGCTCAGCTACGGTTTCGCAGATAGTGACGACAGGGGGAAGTAAATCGCTGATGGTTTGCTCGGATTCAGTGGCGATCGCTTCATCGGATTTAGCATCAAGCTTGCGTTGTGTAATTAGAGTGTTGATTGCTTGCAGTGCATCCTTAGAATTATTGCTGCAACGGCTTACCGCTTGGGGCTTATCTCCCAATGTGGTGATTTGCGCTGATTGTCTGTACCCTAAGCCAGAAACATAGAAGTCGAACCCGTTATCGTTTGCGATTTTCTTTACTGCTTTGCTGATCATGATGCGCTCGTCCTTTGCTTGCTTGTGTTTTCTTAACTGTATGTGAAACAGTATTACATAGTATTTCCTAAAATGCAATACTTTTTTGATTAAATATTCTATTGACTTGTAAAAATATTTATGCTTTACTAAGGATCGAATTACATAGAGGCGCTTATGGCTTTATCAAAAATTTCAGAGCTTAGGCAAAGAAAAGGATTGACTCAAAAAGCTTTGGCTGACGAGTTAGGAATGACTGTCGCTGGTTTCCAAAATTGGGAGAAAGGCAAAAACAATAAGAAGTCTATTGAACGCTTTGCAAAATTATGTAAAGCATTAGGATGTAAACCTGAAGATTTAGTAGAGGTAGATTAATGAGTGAAATTACAGTACAGAATGATTCTCCATTTGATGCGATCCGCCGCTTTGATGAAAGTGGAAAAGAATATTGGATTGCTAGAGAGTTGATGCCATTGTTGGATTTAAATCTTTTGTTTCCAGAATTACCTTTGTGGGTAAGAAACAAATTTCAGTTGCAAACCACAAAAACTTTTTTAAGTTCTGAAGATCTGGGTTTTTTATTACTTGAACTATCTTCAGTACTGTCTATGCAATCTAGTATTGGGTATCTAAAAGACGCTTCTTATGTTCACAAGTTGGCATTGTCGTTTTATAAAGGGCAATCAGCAACTGCTATTTTCCACAATGTTTCTAGTCAAATAATTACGCGGATGGGGTATGCAGAAAGTGAAGCTTTGATCCATACCTATGTCAAATTGTTTTGGGAAGAGCTTTTCCCTTTTGTGAAAACAATTGAACATGAATACTGCCTAAATAAGCAGTCAAGAGTTGATTTTGTTTTAGACAAATCTATCCCTGTAGAAATCAAAAAAGATCCTATTGGCAAAGATGCGCTAAATCAGCTTTTGCGGTACATGAAAACCATGCAGTCTAAAACTGGCTATTTGATCGCGCCTGATTTGGAGATTGAGATCCCTAGCAATGTTCAATTTTTGCGAGTTACTTTTGATGAAATAGCAGGAAAGATGCTTTCTTCACACATTCCTTTGGTGCATAAGTGGGACGCTCGTATCCACTTATTCTTTGCGAGAGGTTAGCCATGAAAACATTTTTCTTGAAACACTATCTAGCGGTTTGCGCCGTTCTTTTAGGGGCTGCTATGTCCAGTTTATTTTTGGTGGCTTACTACTCTGCAAAGGAAAATAAACAGCTTGGCGATCGCCATTTCGTTGTATCAGGGGCTTTAACTGCTTTTGGTTTAGGGATTGCTGTTGTTGGTAAAAATTTAGAGGAGAAGGAATAATTATGCACCCCGTAGAAAACCTCACGCATCTATACCGCGCTCGACGGTATAACACTGGTAATCGTGGTCTGTCGCTACCTTATCAGCATATTTACTTTGGTGATACTGCTTTTTCATTGCTGAATTTTATCGGTAAATCAGTATCTAATACTTGGCTAACCTTGTACGAGCCTTGCCCTGTAGTGAAAACTACAGCGATGGAAATCATTGTGGTATCACAGGATCTATCGCCAGAAATCCTAGAAATATTTCCAGACCTCTACAAGGGCGGTAAATTCCACATCAACAAAGCCAAGCTACAGCAATCAGGCAGGGCTTATCACTCGCGGCATGGTGAGTATTTTTATATTGCTGTGCCTGATAGCGCGATCGCATTGCCAGAAAGTAAAGAACTATTGGAGGTTGCATTGTGACCCAACAAATCAAGATCGCCTATCTACTCCAGCGATTTATCTCAGATCGCAACGAGTGGAAAACACTGAGATCCAACAAAAAAGAATCTGATGCAATCAAATTACTAAAAAGGATGAGATTGAGACATCCTGAATTACAGTATCGGGTTGCGATTGAAGAAGAGACTACTACGATTGCGGTTGTAAAGGTTGTTAGAGGTATTGAATTATGAAAACCCCACCGCTAGGCATGACTGAAGCTAACTTCTGCGCGATAGTTGATCCGCGATCGCCTAATCCTAAGACCGAGACGCGGCGATTATCTAATGGCAGTGATAAGCCTAAGTATAATGTGGGCGATCGCTGCTACCTAACAGAGCCAACGCAAAATCTAGCTGGCGCTGATTACACAAACAAAAAACTGCATATTCAGTATTTTTGGCATAGTCCAGAATCTAAGTGGGTAACTCCTACTGAGCAAGATTTGATAAAAATCAACAACCGCAAAACTGGCTTATACTCAAAACAAAACGCCCGTTTCATGCTGAAGTCCTTTGCCCGTTACTGGGTTGAGATTGTTGATGTGAAGTTAGAGCGATTGCTTGATATCACGGCTGAGGCGGCGATCGCTGAAGGGATTGAGTATGACGATTACTGGGATCGTTATTGGGATTACATGGCAGAAGATTACTCTTTTAAGTCTCCCATTGATTCTTATATCTCAGAGATCGAGATGCTGCATGGCAAGGCGATCGCTAATTCAAACCCTTGGCTATGGGTTTATAAATTTAAGCTTATAGGTAACAACAATGAGTGAATTAGAACAGATTGAAGACATGATTTTAGAATGCAATGAAGAGTGTGGTAATTATTACCAGATTCAAGAACTGCAAGAAGAGGCTGAAAACATTAGAAATCAGCTTAAGTCAACTAAAACCTACAGCGAATTACTAGCAGAAATACAGCCCCAAGTCATCACCAATGATGCAGAAAACGACGCAAACCTAGCGCACATTGAGAGGCTATGGAGCATTGAAAACCGCACACCAGAAGAAGATAAGCTGTTTGATTTGCCGCTTTTGCTTTCAGAGCATTTTGAAGAAAAGGCATATCCAATGAAGTCGCCATGGTATGCGGGGCTTTGGTATCGTGTGCAAGCTTTTATTTTTAGGTGGTAACAATGGCTAAAACTCAAACACTCGCGGATCTTAACCGCATTGCAATCGCTAAGCATGGAGAAGATCGCGCTTGGGCACTGGCAATAATAAAAGGAAATCCAAGACATAAAAAGACTTGGCAACAGGTTATTGATCACCCTACACGCACACCTGAGGAAGCGCTAAAGCATCAAATTTGGCAAGAGAAAATAAAGAAACAGCTTGAGAGTGAGTAATTATGGCAACCAGAAAATCAGCACCCAAAAAAGAACTGACGGTTGAGGCAACGCCGATCATTGAGCGATATAGACCTCGCCACACTTGGGCGGAGTTCGTTGCGCTGTATGTTCCTGCGGATAAATATCCAGCGATGCATAGGGAGTATTTGAGATAAAAAAATGAACTGCTCGAATTATTTGAGTAGTTCATTTTTTATTTGACCGTCATTTGACTACACCCGCAAATATTCGCTTTTAGCCGATTAGCGTTAAAGCACTTTTTTCTATACAGCGCAAAGCTTTGAGTAATTGCGATGGTTTAAATCAGATTAGCTTTTAAACACTTTTCCTTAAATCCCATGCCAATTTTCTTAAATCCATATGCAAGACAATGCCCGTAATTGGATGTTTAGTATAGGGGTGAAAGGCTGGGAACTCGTGATACTCAAATTCAGCTTTGACCCATTCAGGACGGGTTTTTCTATTACGCCGTCGCCATCGTTTTGACCTCATTTCATTTCTCGTTGCCAATCGTGGCAATCATTAGGAGTATAGAAACTAGCGCTATCCCGTGGCGGTACTTTGGTACAGAGCCGCCAATTATTAAATCGGCAGTTGTGGCAACCTTTCAGCGATCGCACGTCATGAGTATTTGCTAGCAGGACGGGGTAAGACTCTTGTACTTGGTATTCGGTAAGTTGTGGCGACATGTTTTATTTTGTGTTTTAACAGTTATAATTTAAAAGCATTGTTACCTTTGTTTAACTTGTTACTTTCTTGATCAAAGGCGGATCGCACTCCCTACAGCGATCCGCCTTTTTTATTGTCTAATCGCAACCTTTAAAACATAAAAGTAAAGCACCTCTACCAAAATCGGTAGAGGTGCTTTACTTTTTAAACTTGAGGAGTTAGTATTGAATTACCACAAACAAAATCTAACGTCCCGTCTTTTTTATGTAAATCAATATTAGCAGCTAGCGTTATAGTTTTGCAAGTATTTAGCATAAGAATTTTGGGTTTTGTGGTCTACGCAGAGAAAGTGGTTAGCTGTATCTCTGTAAGGTGAAAGCGTTGTGATGACTCAGTGCATAACAATTATTCCCCCTTACGCGTGTCAGAGCCTTTAGCAAAGGACAATGACGTAGACACGCAAGCAATAGGTCGATGGTGTCACCGTTGGATATAAGCCCCAATGCGTCTGACTTAATTAGGGAGGCATCCCGCAAATAAAAAGGCAAGCCATCCGCCAGATTAGCGTCACCTGTGATACTCAATACAAGAGTAATAAAAATGGGTTTAAATTACTGACTTAGGTGATTGAGTGAAAGACTCATAAATTTGTAGAGTGCTAATAAAGACTCTACATAAGGCTCTGCATTGCTCAAATCTAGAGCATCAAACGGAATTAGCGAATTATCAAATCAAAAAAAAAAGAAATTAATCATTTTCAAGTTTTAATTTAATTTCTTTAACTTCCTGTTCTAAATTGGAAAGGCGATCGCTTAAATCTCCCCATGCATCGGCAGGCATGATTAAGCAAAGCTCATTAACCAATTTAGTAAAATCAATTTCTTTGTCACCGTTTGATCTTCTACGCTCTAACTCTTTTATGAGTGATGCGTAAATATCTGGATAGAAACGAATGCTGCGCGGTATACCTTCCATATTTTGCCAATATAAATTTATTTTACTTTAGCACTTGACAAGCTAATACTACGAGCTGTAGTATCCTATTTCATAAGCCATGACGCACACGATCGCTCACGCTATGACGCACACTGAAAGCCATATAGAGCTTAGCGTTAAGCAGATTATTGAAGCATACGGATTTGCAAGATCAACTTTTGAGGATTGGCGCGATGCTGTTTATTCAGGAGTTGGCGATCCGCCTTATTCACAAGATGAATTGAAAATCATTCTTGAGTATGCTGAAAAGAGGTCTGCTAAAGCGTTTGGAGCTTCTAAAAACAAAAACACTCGTAAAATATCAAGGATCTTAAGATCGTTATGACAACCCAATACAAGACTAAAGAACAAGTAAAAGCAGAACAAGCATCTCAAGATAAGCCATCTCAAGATGCAAATAATACCTCTATTCCCGTTATTGAGGGGTTAGAAGGTAGTCTTGAGATGATTTACACTCATCAGCGCAACAAAGCCCGTTCAGTTGTGCAAAGAATTAAATTTGAAGCATGGCGAGATGAGTTTGACAGTGCATTAGAGGAGCCAAAGATCGCTCCCGATTTTTTTACCAATTTGTCAAAAAATTACAGTCCGATCGCTCTGAATCATACGCCTATGCTATTGTCCATTCCGTCTTCCCTTGCTGAGTCTAAACCCGATCAAGAAATCGAAACACTTACCGCCCGTTTTGACGAGCTTGTTACTTTGGAGCAAAGCTCAGAGATTAGCGATGAGCTGCTAACTGAGTTAGATGAAGTTGAGGCAAGGCTTAAGGAATTGGGAGTGCTAAAGCGATGACCTCACGCGATTTAGCTACTCTCTCGTCCGTTGAGCTAATCGAGAGATTACAAAGCAAAGACAAAATAATTGCTCTGCTTGTTCTATCAATAATCTCTACTTTGATTACTGGCGTATCAGTTGGATTTGCGATTGGGTTCCCATCAGGCTATACAGCATCACAAATACAGAGGGCAAAATGACTAACTTCTTTGTAAATTTCTTTAGTTGGATTTTAGGTATTCCCCCTGATTGGGATACAGACTGGGAAGCAAGGCAAGATCGCGATGTTAATGATTGGGATGATTAAACAGATTATTTCAATCGTTTTGACCGTAGCGAGTTCAGGATATATCGGCTTTGCTGCTTACATCCTGAACTCGCTACCAGAGCAAATAACAGAATCAAAAGCAGCTTTCAAAAAGAATCAATTATTGCGAGAGATCCGCGATGCCTACAACCAGACAGCACAACCTTAACCATGTACGAGCGATCAGCACTTCCTTTTTAGTTGCCATGAGTTCTTGTGTTTTGTCTGGTGTTTGGCTTGCTGGTAGTTGGGTTTACTCTACCTATCTACAGCCTAAAGTTGCAGTAGTAGAAGTCTCGGAATCTCGCAAAGAATTAAAGAAAAAGCATCGTGAATTGCTTGAGAAATCAGGATTTAAAAGCGATGTCAATCTTAGATCTGTTACTGATGAAAATTTAAAAGCTGCTAACCGCAAACTGGAAAAGGCACTGAGAGCAGGGCAATGAACTTAACGAAAGATTTCCATGTATCGCAAGTAGCGCTAGTCATTCTTGCTCAGCGCTATTCTCACTATGGCAGTCTTTCTAGTTCGTTTATTGCTTTTATGCTATTTTTGTCCGTTCCATTCCAATCAAATGATTTTGCTAAAGGAGTTATTGTTGTTTCTCAATTAGCAGCTACAGCGACATGTTTTAAATTGTCGAGATTTAACCAAAACTTGACTTATGACAATCATGAAAGCGTTATTGATAGAGCTAACGAGGGCTTATCTAATCATTTAGCGGTATCCTATGCGCCGCCTAAGCGTGAGGTAACGATTGCCCAATTAGAGATTGTTGAAAAGCCTAATTATTATGATTGGAATAATATTGCTGATGAGGCTGTTGGATTCCTGATTTGTGGCAATTCTGGCAGTGCTAAAAGCTCTCTTGCTACTTGGCTGGCTGGGCATTTGTCCAAAGATGAGCCAATGGCTGTAATTGCCCTTGACCCACACTGGAATGATTGTTGGAAACTAGCAGGGATTACTAGTATTGGCAAAATCGAAAAGATTGAAGCTGCTTTAATTTGGCTACTTTCTGAGCTAGACGCAAGATGCGATCGCAAAGGCAAAGGTGAACCATTAGGAGATCCTTTATTTGTAATTTGTGATGAGCTAAACGCGGCGCTAGAACGATTCAAAGATAAAAAGGTAGTTGAATCAGCTTTAAAAAGATTAGGCAGTGAGGGACGCAAATTTGGACTTACCTTTTGCGGATTAAATCAAAGCTCAAATGTAAACGCGATCGGTATTGATGCCAAATACCGATCTAACTATGCATTGATTTTGCTAGGTCAATCAGCAAGAAGTCATGCTCAATTAGGCAAATCTTTTACTGATGTGGCTTATCCTTGCTTGCTTGATGGCAGTATCGCGCCATCTATAGCAATTCATCCTACGCATGGGCATTATTCTACTTTCAGGAAGAAAGGTAATCCACCTAAAAACTTAATGCAGATTAATCAATTGCCTATTCCTAATGGGCTGCTAGCAATTATTAACAATGATTGCGATGATTTATCGCAGCCTACAGTATCGGTAAAATCTAGCGAGATTGTGGATACCCCTAAATCGCAAATTACCGCGCCAACATTAAAAGCAATTATTAATTATTTGGATGGGCGCGATTGGGTGCGTGATAATTTAATCAGTCAATCAATCACTGAGTTTAAGGTAGCCAAAACACCGATCGCTGAAGTCCAAGGCTATCTGCAATATTTGGAGGTGCAGGGCTATGTGGAAACTCGTAACGCTGGAAGAAACGGATTAGAAGCAAGGAAAATATGACATTAAATCAAAACATCCCATCAAGACTAAAAGAAGAACTTACTGAGCTTTTGATGCAAGTTTGCAACCCTCACAAAGTCGTTATTTCGCCAAAATTTGATGACGTTAACTACAAGTATTATTTGTTACCCGATGGCACGTACAGACAAGATAAACGGACTTTTGGAAACAATGGAAAACTCAACTAATTTACTTCTAATTCCAATCGCTCTAATCGTCTTCGCTTTTGTTTGCCGATGGCATACGGCGTTTGTGGAATCACAGCTCAAAGAACAAGATCGCACTATCTCCAATCTCAAAGACCAGATCGACGGAAGAGATGCGGCCCTTAGAGGTAGTGCCAAAATAATTCAAGGGCTAAATCAAGAAATCGAAAGGCTGCAAGAAGCTTCAAAAAGCGTTCAGCCTATAGCCCATAGCAGTGCTGAAAGGATTGACCAACTACGTGAAGTTATCGATCAGAATAACAAAGCTTTTGCTCAAGAGAATGAACGGCTTTTAGCGGTAATTGAAGAGCGTTGCAATAAAATCGACATCCTAGAAGATAATCTTGACCGTTCCGACAGCGATCGCCTATCAGAGCTAACATCAATCATGCGTATGGTGCAAGCCCTAGAATCAATACCAATGCTTGATAGACTTAGCGGCGCTATACACCTAATTAAGCGAGTGATTTACGATGCAATCTGTAAGCTCGATCCTAGCCAAGCTGTTGACCCTTAATCACTTTCTCTAAATCCTTTATCTCAACCCGCAACTGAGCAATTGTACCCGTGTACTGTTCGATGATGCGGGTTTCTGCTAGCTGAATAATTTTTTCGATTCGCTCGTACCCCCCATGCTTAATCTGATTGCTTTCCTCAATCCTGCGATCAATACTATTTAAGGCAATTCTCAATTCTGATGCATAAATTTCTAATATAGAAGCTGTCTCTGTGGGAATGCTAGCGATCGCTTGTTCCAATGCTTGAATTGCCTCGGTGTTGTGCCTAGTGGCATTAATCAAATCCTCATGCGCTTTATTTACCGACTCGTTAGCCTTAGCCAATGACTGCAAGCTTTGAGCATTAGCCGATGAGGTTTGGATTGCATCAGACACTAAATGCAATAAGTCTTTTGTGATGGCTGTAGTGGTATCCATTCCCCTTGTAGCAAGTTGGGATACGGTATCGGACAGACCTTGATTAATATCAATCTCTGCTTCTAGCTCTTGCCCTTTGCGGTTTTCGGATTGCAGTATCCTACTAGTCTGCGATCCTGACCATTGTTTCCCAATCTCTTTCCAATCCACAAAGCCAGATAGCTTAGTCAAAATTACAGACAAAACAACTAGTCCAGTCCCTACAGCCCCTGTCCCTAAATTTATAGGTATTTCATTACTAGATCCGCTATTTTGCGTAGACTGCGATTGTGTAGCGGGGGCTACAGCGATATAAGATTTCATTATTGAAACAATAGGGAAAGTATTAGAATGATTATGGCACTTTTTCAAGGAAAATCAAATGAACTCTACACAATGGCTAACTGTTTTGGGTGTTGTCGCTGGAGCATCCGAGCTAGCGATCTCGAAAAATATCTATCCTGAATATGCGTCATGGGCTTTTGGCTTAAGCATTATCGGAATGGGTGCGTTAGGTAAGGGAGTGGAGAAAAAATAGCAACAAAAAAGCGCTCTAAATTTAGAGCGCTTTTTTGTTTAAGAAATCTTGCTAGTATAAGTGCCGATCGCTGAATGGATCGGAAAAGTACAAATCACTGATTCCCCGATCAATACTTCTTTTGTACCTTGGTTGTAGGCTGTACGGATATCGCCATTAGCAAGCTGTACTTTATTAGCTCCCAAATAAGTTGCACTTACATTTCGTTGCGCGTCATCAATTGTGAGCTTTCGGTTGATAGCTAGCACTGAATCCATGAATGCTGTTGATAGTAAGTTTTCTATGCTCATAGTTTAGCTAAAAGTAATACTGTTTATTTCGATGTTGACCCAAACTTCAAACGGGATAGCCCCGACAGCATAGGAATCTGTAAATATTTGAGGGCTTTCGGTCAAAGTTTCGTCAAAAGTCCAGTTAACAGGCGGGGTAGATTCTTCGGGAAACCCTTCTATTTTTATATAGCCAGTAATGGTTGTTGCGATCGCAAAAGTCGAGGCAGTAAATAAAGGGCTTGCGGTAGGCAAGCCTATTGCCACCCCTCTTTGTAGCGTTATCCCTATGGAGGTATTTTCAAAAGTAATTGCATGTTTGATATAGGGAATTGCATTTCTAAAAATAACTTCCCCTGTATATGCGTAATCGATATCATCTGAGGATATTACCTCTTCGCGTTCGGTCACTGGGATATAATCACCCTCCAAATTATAGGCAGATTGCTCAAATGTAATAAATGTTTGAGTAGAGCCTCCCGTGTAGGTAATGAGAACTTCTTGAAAAAGTCCATCAAGGAGAAATGCGGGAATTATATCTAGGATATCGGGTTCAGTAGCACCGATAAAGCTCTTTTTATCCGCTTTACCTAATCCGCCTTGCACTGGCGTATAGTCTACAATCTCTCCCTGCCCATAGTACAAATTTGGCATAAATTCGGCTGGTGCATCGTCACCGCTAAGCATTTTAATTTTGCCATCGGCTCCAATTGTGGCAAGTTGAGGCGCATTTTTGAATAAGCGATCACGTATGGCTCTAGATTGAGAGTCATACGTCATACTTTTTTCGAGCTGTAATCGTACTTTTTGGGCAGGGGTGAGATTGTCCATTACACAGGAGCGGCATAGGTAAAGGTATTTACAGACAGAGATCCGCCACTAACTAAAGTAGTGGTATTTAAAATGCATGAAGCGCCCGATCCTGATACTCCTACATTGCCTTGGAAAATGACAACATTATCGGAATCGGTAGCAGAAAAAGCTAACGCTGTACCGCTTGCTGATGCTGTAATTGGTGTGATTGCATTGGCTGTAGCTTGCCCTGATGAAGCCGCTCCAAAGGCAGGATCGGCTAGGGTAAAAGTAGCAAGTAAAGTAGTTAAGCCAGTATCAGAATAAATCTTTAATTTACCTGCGCCCGATCCTTGGTCTAAAGCATCTACGGTGTAGTTACAAAGCCCGTTTCTAATCGTTGTGCTGTGAGTAATTGCCATAATTTTAAGGAGTGAAAGTACTAGAAATGATTGCAGTTGCTGGTTCGCATTGTGCGGTAATAGTTGCACTGACATTTACACCAATATCAATCGCCGCCGTTGCTGGTTCGCACTGGGCAAATATTACATCAAAGTTAATATTTGCGGATATAGCGACTGTTGCTGGTGATGCTTGTGCAATGCATTGAATAGAGTTAGTCACCATCATAGGTTTGTAAACCGTTGACGGTGTAGCAGCAGGGCTAGTCGAAATAACATCGCACATAAACCCGATAGATCGTTTTGTCAGATCCTGACTAAATGCGATCGCATCCGCCAAGCATCGATACAAAATCCCATTAAAAATAATATCGATCCTGCATCGAGGGCGCAAATTTAAAAGAGCATCAGTCAAAGCCGTGACCATGAATCGGCATTGTTTGCGCCCGTTAATTAGCACTATCTCTAGCTGTCCATACTCAAGAGCATGAGCATTACTGGTTAGCCAATCCACCAAAAGCGGTTGACGTTTTTCTTTGCTAGGCACGCCGCCCAAAGGTATCGCGTTTACCGTTGCTGTTACTTCTTTGTTTTTGGTTTTTGCAGCCTCACTATAAGTAATTGATGGTGGTCTGGTCGAGCCATCGTTAGCAGTTTTTGGAGTGCGAGTTGCTCCAACAAAATTAGAAGGGAGTCTATCATTGCCCGTGGTAAAGGCTGAATAAGTTACCCCGTTACAAGTTATCGATCTAGCGATTGATCCTGATACACCGTCAAAATTAGTGCCAAAAGTCTCGACAAATTTTATCTGACTCCAATAAGGCAGATTAGGAGAATACTGGATGGTTTCACGGCTCAAACTGTATAAAGTTGCGAGAGTGCCTGACGTAGGGATAACGCCTGTATATACCGTTGTGATTATGTTTGAGGGATAACCATCAGGGTGATAAACATAATCGATAATTGTGCGCTCAATCTCAAAAAATGGGCTTGCTGCTGTACCTATTGGAGCCGCACCTCCAACAATATTATTTATTTGCCTTGAATATTTTCTGGTAGTAGTTGAGTTAAGCCTATTCTGAGAATCAAAAGTTGTAATTACTTCTTTAATATTATTTGCAATTAAAGGAGATACAACCATTTGAGCCAACCCGTCAATTATCGCGACATAAGCATAGCCAATCTCTTCGACTTCAACCGAATAATTTTCACTCGTAATATTTAAAGTGTTTTGCCCAATCGTTAATACCACTCTAGCCGAGCTTCCAGTTACGCCATATTCTGATTGTTGCTGAGTAACAACTAAGATCGGATAATTACCACTGTCAGGCTCTTGTACCACACCCGCGATCGTTAATTCGGTAACAGTGGGAATAGATGAACCATCAACAGGGGGGAACTTTTCCTCATCAGAGCCAATCGTAAGAGTAGCGATCGGGCTTGCAGCTAAGTCAATTGGTGAGGCTATTACCGTACCTGATGCATTGCAATAAAGCACATGGCGATCGGCTCCTACTAAATCCCCTGCAAACTTAATAGGCGATCCGCCCGTTTTTTGGATTGGTGTATTAAATGGATATCCAAGAGATGGGATTGAGTGAGATGTAATTCTCGCATTTTCAAGAACTCTAACCACAATTTCATCGCGATCGGTATTAGTACCAATCGTTACTCCACTTACATCGCTATCGGCTGTGCGCTGTGATTGGTATGCAAGGATATCGCCAACATCAATCTGTAATATTCCCTCGTTAAAGCCTATATTTGGAGGTGATGGCTCCTTTAGAATGAATCCCGTGAAGTAATTAACGAGCGTTCCTGACTCATTAGCAGTTTGGAAGACAACAGCCGCTTCTACAGCCCAATTAGCAGCCGTCACAGGATCGCCAATAGTTATAAATTCGTTGTATCTGAGAGGGTTAAAAGTTAAGGTTATCGATCCTGTAGTTGGTGCGTCTCTACGCTCTAATGTTGATGGTTGCGAGAGTGTGATAGATGCTAGCTCTGACGTGCGATCTACCCCTGCGATCGTGAGTAAAAAAGGCCTAGAGCTTAGGTTAATGGTCATTAGATCTTAACCCCCGTCTCTTGCAACTCAACGATCGCGGTAATATTACCAACCCCCGTATCAGGGCTAAACGTTGGCTCAATAGGCATTTTTACCTGTAACTTAGGGTAATAATTTACCCCGCCGTTTCGCTGGAAGGGAATGCCAACAGATGAACGGGTTTTAGTTGACGATGTTTTCCCCTCTTCAAAATACAGTGTGATTTCGTCAGTCAACTCTAAGTATGGCGAACCTGTTAGAGTCTGAGCACGCCGTATATTATTAGCTGTAGACCACATTGCGCTTAACTTTAGTGAATCAGCGATACTAACTTTTGCTTGAATATTGTATTGTTGCGGATCTTCAAAACTAATGCCCGTATCGATGAAATTTCCGTTTACGCTAAAAGTCCCATTTCCTGATAACCGAGAACTTTGGCGGGGCGGGGGAGAATCAGAACTAAAATTCCTGAATACAACACTCAGATAAACGCGGATCGAGTGCGTACCACTTCCACCGCTAAGACTTATAGCTGATCCCCCCTGCGTAGCTGATACGGTAATAGTCGAGCCTACACTGACCACATAATAGCTAGTATTTAATGCTAGTCCCGTTGGCAATGTGCCTGTAGTGGTAAACCGCACAACATCATCAACCGCAAATACTTGCAGTAAAGGAGTTATGGCGCTACCTGAAAAAGTAAATGTGTAGCTACGCCCAAAATATACGAGTGTGAGATCGCCGATCGCCATTGTGAGTCAGGGGATTATTGTGCTAATTATCGCACATCAATCTATGCTACATTTTGATTGCGTTAAATTTCGATTGATCTAGATTCTAAAGAGCTAAGGAGAACCGAAAAGCCGATTATTTTTGATTTGTGGATTTGTTAATGATTTTTTGAGAATTTGAAGGCGATCGCGAGGTCGTCTTTTTTTTTGCACCTAAATTAGTTGTAAATAGTAGTTGACAAATACATGGTATCGATCAATAATAGGTTATACCGAAAAACACAGAGGGCAAAGGCAATGGCTACTACTTACAAGACATCTGAAGGGCGCGGACACTGGGTTAAGAACGGATGCTACTACGAAATGAACGCAATAAGCCCCACTGATGACCAAGGCTACATTATCTCAATCACCAAAGACGATAATCGCTGGAACGTTTTCGCAGAAGACCATAATTCAGATGACATGGACAATCACCCTGCTAACGGATTTAAAACATTGACCGAAGCAAAAGCATTTGCTGAAGACTTCGCAGAATACTTTGAACACTGCCAAGATGAAATCGCTAAGAGCGAAGCCGTAGAAGACACAATCACTGGCTACATTGTCGCTAATGACCAAGGCGAAGCAATCACTCAAGTATTCGGTACAACATTTATCTACGGCGCGATCGCCAACGCAATTAAGTTTGAATTGAGTGCCGCTACTGACTGGCTTTATGAACTAGGTGAAGACTGGTTTATGCAAGCCGTTTAATCACTAAGCGCGTTAAGCGCACATAAGGGAGTAGCGCCCCTTTCTACACATCAACTAAACAAGGAAAAACACAATGACTATTAAATGGATTAGCTCAGTACATGCCAAAATCAATGACTCTATACACGTTTATATTGAGTCTGATGATGGGAACTGGTTTATTTATACCAATAACATCCCATCTACAGATTTTGAAGATAACTCGTTTAAATCAAAATATGACGCTCAAGATTTTGCGGAGAAACAAGCAAAAAAGATTGCTGCTATTGAGTTAGAAAAGATTACAGATCAATCATACGATGATGACGATGATGACGATGATGATCTAAGTTGGGAAGATATTCATCGCATGAGAAAAGAACTCATTGCAAAGAATCCAAGTGCAAGTGCTGAATATGCCTATAAAAATATGTTTCCGCATATTCTCAAACGTGAATACGAAAATGTTTTTACTAATAAAAATGCCTAAATCACGCGCCGAAATAGATCGCGCCGCATATCTAAGGCGTACAGCAGACAAACTCCGCTACTACTGTACGCAATGCGATCGCCAACTCAGATCAGATTCACCTCTCACTATTTGCCGCGCCTGTTGGCTTAAAACGGATGATGGCAAGCTATACATGCGACTGAAGCAAGCGGAATCAAGAGCTAAAAAAGTAGTAAAATATTAATGCGATCGCGGATGCTAGTCCCGATCGCGTGATCAACCTTATCCATTAATCGCAGGTCAATATGACAAGTTTAACTCAATTTGCATTTAATTCTCAACAGGTTCGTATTGTTTCCATTAATAACGAGCCTTGGTTTGTCGCTCAGGACGTATGTGACATTTTAGATATAAGGAATGTCAGCAAGGCTTGTAACCCATTAAAAGATCGCGAAAAGCAAGTTTTAAATTTGCATGAGATGGGTATAACTTCAAGTGATGATCCAGACACCACAAGGCTTTTAGCGGTTTCAGAGTCTGGTTTGTACCGCTTAACCATGAAATCTCGCAAACCTCAAGCTGAACCTTTTCAGGATTGGGTATGTGAGCAAATCTTGCCAATCATCCGCAAAACTGGCAAGTATGAGTTAGCCCCATCTCAACCCGCACTACCTCAAAACTATATTGAGGCTCTAGAGGCACATCTACAATCTGAGAAAGATAAAAAGGTACTTGCTGAAGCTAACCAGAAATTGATCGCCGCCAATCAATCCCTAGAAATCGAAGTACAGACTTTAGAACCAAAAGTCGATCGCTATGATTTGATTTTGGCTACCGATGGATGGATGACTGGGGAAGAGATTGTTAAGCAGTTGAATATTTCCAAGTTTTCTGTTCGCAAGCTTTACGACATTTTGCGTAAGGAGAAAGTACTATTTAATAGCGATGGCACTAATTTACCTTATGCCAGTTGGCAAAATGAAGGGCTTGCTACGATTCGTGATGGTCAATGTTTTGATGGACGCATGAGATTTAGCCCTGTATTCTCTTGGAAGGGATTGGATCGCATTCTTGACCTATTGCGTAAACATCAAGTTATCCCAAGGGATAAGCAGTATCGATTTAACTTTGATTCTGACAAAATCGTAGCGATGAAGAGGGCTTAGTTATGTTTGACAAAGTTTACACAACTGAAGAGCTAACTAAAATTCTAGAAATAGAGAGAATGGCTTGCGTCAAAGGTCAGGGCACATTCCCTATGCCTGATAATGCCGATGAAATTGCAAAGCAAACACCACTAGGCTCTATTTTGGGGGCGCAAAGATTATTTGAGGTTGGTTGTTATCATGAGTTTCGCGATCAAGTTCAAAAGTATCAAATTGAAAATAACATCTCTGGGCTTGAAATTAAAGTTTGCATTATTGGTGACAAGTTCTATAGGTTCCCCCGTCCTATTCATCAGCTAGAGTTAACCAAAGATGATTACCAAGTCCTGAAACTGGCTAAAGACGCTGTAGTTGACGCATTCCTTAGTGCTGTTGATGAGCTTACCTATTTGAGCTTTAGTCATGAGGACAAATCTCATGCTCAATTTGATATCGAAACTACAAGCCAATATATTAGACACCTTTCTGAGTTTTGCGACTGGGCAGAAATTACAGGCGCTAAAGAATTTGAAATAACTCTTGTTCTTGGCTATGGCGATTATCACGAATCTGCATATATTGCTGAGCATTCAGAAGCTGCAAAATATTCTGATTCTATGTATTTCTGTGCTGCTAAAGCTTGCAATATTAATGGTGAATAACATTGATAATGTACAGATGGCTTATGACACTGCGATCAATTTGTTGCCTGAGTTGAGAAGGACGAACAATCAGCATTAATATAAATCAAAGGAGAAAAATGGATACACCTAAAGACGAACAAGATTTTAAATCTTTCTTAGACAGTCTAAGAAAGGAGGCTTTGCAAGGAGAGTTTGGCATACAAGCAATTTGGCTTGAGTCAAAAAAAGCTGCGAGTAAAGTCGCAAGCTTTAGAAATGAGCGAGGGAATAACCCTGAGTCTATAGAAATCCTTCAAGCTTTAGTATTATTTGCTGCCAACCAGCCAGATCTAAAATTTCTTATCCCTTATTTGGATGAAGAAAAATCAGAAAAAGAACTTTCTCAATCTTTTAAATCAATGATCGAAGATGAAATCGAAGAACTAAGTTTGTATAGCAATTTGCATAAAGCGCATATCGCACTTTATGCTTACGAGCTAACCCGTAACAAGAAATTTCAAGAGCGATTGGTCAATGACAGTAATCGCCAAAAATGGATTGGTGAATAGTATGGAGCAATTTGACATCACCAAATGCGTACCAAGGGCAAGCCCAAAACCCAAAGTGTGCAACCCGTTCCCTATCGATACGAGCGCATTAACCAAGCGCTTGATCCGTGAGTATTATCCTGAGTTAGAGGGGCGGTTGATTCGGGATTGAGTAAATATTAAGGAGTAAACATGAGTAACAATACACAAGAATTTTCTATCTTCGACTCTAAATACAGCGAGATTTTAGCCCTGCTATGGTTTCGCATCTCTCAAGATTTCCAATGCGTTTGGGAGCAATTTCTTTTTAATCAGCAATGGTATAGGAAAAGGATCGGCGGTAAATGGTGCTTGCATTGCCATGAAAAACGTGTTTTCTGGACTCCAGAAAGTAATTTTGTTGATGTCATGGCTGGCTTTGGTGCGATTGTTGATGTGATTAAAACTGAGGATTGGGATGTTGATAAAAACTAAAACGATATCTTTACCTGTTTACGCTAAAGATATCTCTTCTCTTTTGCGTATAACTATAGCTGATGATATACTCCCCGTTGGTATATTAGGGTTAACCGATTTTATTGTCCATCATCATGGCTGTGAAGATTCATGTACTGATTTTTATTCAGTACTCGAAAATCATTGTAGTTTTATAACCGCTAAAAATTTAGGGCGTTTATGGCATAGCGGCTATTTGCAAGATGATCATCATTTTGATGTTTATAAAAATATTCCACATCAAAGATTTTATGGCGGATTTTATCATGGTGGATTATCGTTTATTGATTCGCCTCAATCCACTTATTCTCCAAGTGGTCAAGCCTTTGCAAGCATTTCTTTGTCAAAATTTTATATTAGAGGTAATGAAATCCCTAGTGAAATTAAAAGCAAGGTTGAAACCGTAAACAAAAGGATTTTAACTGAGAAAGATCGCTTAACCTTAATACAACAAAGCAAGGGCTTTAAATACGGATGGATTAGCTATAAATTGCAAGACTTTATGGGAAATTATAGGCAAGAAGTTGAAAAACTTTTTGAGAATGAATTGTATTTTTATTTCCCTCAAAGCCCTGTTTATCAGGATCGCTACAATTCTTTGCCCATGATAGACAGAATAAAATATACAGCCGCCTAAGCTAAAATCACAAGGCAAGGTTAAACCCTATTATTAGCGTTGAGTCAGCCCCTTGCAACAAAAAAGCCGATCGCTTGTTGGTCGGCTTTTTGTTGCGTAATTTCCTATACAAAAACCTGCGAAATACTTGCAATAATTAACCAACCTATCAAAACAAGATTATGCAAGTTTGCGATATTTGCGGCGCTCAAGAAACTAACGGTAATATATCTCTGTCTGCCGACCGCAATCGGCATATATCTGTATCTAATAAGGATTTGCATTATACAAGGTGTTGCCAGATCGCTATCAGTCGAGGTCGCAAAGGTTGTTTGAATAGATTAGGAAAAGTTATAGATCTCTCAGATCTCTTTAATGATTAGTTTACATACTCAGCGCCATAGATTTAATTAATGCTTCTTTCGACTGAATTATGTGATATTATTATCACATAATTCATTTTCATTAAAACCGTATGGAAGTTTGGACTGATATCAAAGGTTTTGAAGGGCATTATCAAGTATCAAACTATGGTCGGATAAAAAGTGTAGAGCGGCAAGTGGCATCAAAAAATGGCTCTACACGCACAATCCAAGAATCCATTAGAAAGCCTGTTTACAATAAAGGTTGTAAGGCTTATGCAGTGATACTGTTGGCGGGGGAGAAGCGTGAGCATCATTTGATTTCGTTTTTAGTTGCACAAGCTTTTGTTAGCAACCCTGATAATTTACCTAAACTAATTCATCTTGATGGAAACAAGTTAAACGATCATGCTTCAAATCTTGCTTATGTAAACAACGATGCGCCTCCAATACAACACGCAAGACATTATAAGCTGACAGAATCTGATATAGATGACATTAAAACACGCCGATCTAACAATGAGATACATAGAACCATAGCCAGTGATTACAATGTTTCTATTACAACCGTATTCAAGATTTGTAGTGGCGGCTAATTCTACATACTCAACGCCGCCGATCGTGCCATCTCCCTCTGAATTTGCAAAGCGATCTCTGTAGCATTGCCACTGCCAGTCGTCACGTTTACGTTATAGGTTTTGTTGCCACCTGAATTGTTCAATACGTTCTTGGTTTGATTTGCAGGTAGGACATTAGAGCCTCTAGGCAATGTCACAAGCTCAGCACCTCGTTCTCCTACCAATGCCATACCGCCGCGGAAGTTTGTAACACCACTCGCAAAAGCTGGGACTTTAGGAGCGCCAACACCAGTAGCGGCGCTAAGTGATGTACCGCCTTTAGTGATAGCGATCGCATCAATAATTTGCTGTGCAGACTTACCAAGGATTTGTTGTATCTCAATTGCACTGGCTTTATCTAGCGCCCTTTGTTGCTCTTTAAATACTCTCTCGCGTTCGATTTTCTGATCCTCAAACGCCCGATCAAGCGCTAGCTCTTTCTCTTTTTGAGCTAACTTAATCGTCTCTAGCTCAGCATCAGCAGCTTTCCTGAGTGCTAAGTCCTCGTTGGTTTGCTGTAGTTTTAAAGCACGTTCTTCATCGGCTTGCTGCTTTTTAATTGCTGCAAGTTCACCTCTCTCGAAAGCTAATTTGCTAGCTTGCAATTCGGCTTCGATCTTCTGCTTTTCGGTTCTGAGTACAGTGTTCTCAAAATTCAATTTAGCCGTGTTTTGCTCAGCTTCAAAAGCCAACTTAGCAGCGTTTAATTCAGCTTCAAAAGCCTTGTCACTAACCCTCTTAGCTTCAGTGCGTTTTGCATCTTCAGCTTTATCAATCTCTGCTTGTTTGGCTTTGTTGGCTTTCTCAAGTTCGTCCAATGCAAGTTGTACTTTTTTCTGCTCTTCACCCGTAGCGATCGCGGATACTTGAGCTATTTGCTTGGCTTGAGCAACTAACTGTTCTTGACTTTGTACCCCGCCCTGACCTTGGGTAGCTGCTTGTGCTCTAATGCGATTCTCTTCTTCGATTTGCGCTGCAATCCTAGCCCGATCTTCTGGGCTAGCAGTAGCGATCGCGCCTTCATTACTGATTAATTGCTTAGCTTTTGACAAAGCCTCAGACGCTTGTTTGTCACGTTGAGCGCGTTGCGCTGCAAACAACTCGTCATCCTTACGTTGCTTTTCTGCTCTCTGTTCCTTAAGCGCATTTTGCTTGTCATCAAAATCCTGCTTGAGTTTGTTTAGTTTCTCCTCGTTTGCACGTTTCTTGGCATCAAGAGCATCCTCAAGTTGTAGTTTTTTGGCATTCTGAGTGTCGTCAAATGCGCGTTGCTTATCTTGTAAAGCTAGGGCTTGCTTTTCCTTTAGTGCCTCTGTTTCTAGCGCTTGCTTGCGATCTAGCTCACCTTTTGCGAGTGCATTTTTTTCTTCAATTGCTTTGATTGCATTGGCATTCTCGCGATCGCGCTTGGCTTTGGTGTCTTCAAAGGATCGCTTGATATTTTTTTCAGCGTCTTGGTTTTGGGCTTCCCTGATTCTTTCAGCTTGCTTGCGTTGTTCATCGGTTACTTCAGCGATCGCTGATGCTTCCTTTGCTGCTGTACTATTTACCGCAGCAATTCGATCTTCTAAAAGTTTTTTGCGTTTGGAGAATATTGCAATCTCATTGTTTAGAAGTTTTTGTAAAGCAGGGTTATCAGAAGCGCCTTGAGCTTGCGCTTTCAAGGAATTAATAGCTAAATCAATATTTTCAACCTGCTCCTTGGTTTCTTTATTAAATTTCGCTACTCCTTCGGCACCTAATCTATTTTTAGCCCCTGTAGCGTCAATGGCTACACCGTATTTGTTCAATACGTTGAGTGATTCGTCGAGGGCTTTGGTATATTCCTTTTGATTTTCAGCAAAAGCAATTACTTCTTTTTGTCGCCCCCTTTGCGCCCCAAAAACATCAAATGTTGCGCCTTGTCTTCCTAATCCGTCGTCAGTAGCTTGCTCAGGTGACGCTAGCTTACCGCGTAGCGCTTGTAATTCTGCTAATTTTTGCTTGTAATCCTGCAAGCTTTTTGTCGATTCCGAAACATTAAAAGCTGCTGATAATTGCTTACCTACTGCAATTAGTGGAATCGCAGCAATAACAATTAACCCCAATGGCGTTGTCAGTGCATACGCCGCTACACTAGCAGCCGTGAGCGCACCTGTTAGCACTCCCGTACCTACAGCAAGTGCCCCTTGAGCGATCGCCGCTAATCCCGCTTTAGTGGTTAGCAGTGTAAAGGCATTACTAGCTAGGGTAGTCGCAAAGGTGAGGGCATTAGCACCAAAAGCTGCAATACCAGCCGCCCCACCAAATAACTTTAACCCCCCAACAAAAGCTGGAGCCGCCGCGCCGATCGCTGTAAGAGCCGCACCTAATGTAACAATACCGCCAGCTAGTCCAATAATCGCGCCTAAACCTACTTGAATTGGTGCGGGTAATTGGTTGAATACATCAACAGCCGCGCCTACAACCGCTATTAATGGCGCAAATGCTGTTTGTGTACCACGTCCTAAATTTACTAAAGCTTCATTGATTTTGTTGATTGCTGTTGTTATTTTTCCTTCAGCAGATTTAGCAACAACATCAAAACCAGTTTGCGCTTTGCCCGAAGCATTGCCAACAGCTACTAGATTCTCATTAAAGTTCTTAAGGTCGTCGTTAAGTAAAGGGACAACAGCAGTTAAACCATCAATATCTGTAAAGATTTTAGATAGCTGACTACTGGTGGTTAAGCCAGCCGCTTTTAATCGATTGAGTACACCTGTTAATCCTTCAGTTTTAAGCGTTGTAGCAGCGTTAGTGATCCCAATAGCCTCCAATGCTTTTTGTGCGGATTGCGTGGGCTTGACCAAGTTGACAATCGCCTGTCTAATACCACTAACCGCAGTCTCGGTTTTAACGCCTTTAATCGTAACGCTTGCTATGGCAGCGTTTAACTCGTTTAGTGTTACGCCCGCACTTGCAGCAATTGGCGCAACTTTACCAAGCTGACCAGCAAATAATCCGATTGTAGTTTTACCTTTATCTTGGACTACTGCTAATTGGTCTACTACCTTAGCAGCATCGCTAGCAGCTAAACCATAGGCATTCAAAATTGAGGTAGTTGCATCAGCTACCGTAGCTGTGTCAGTAAAACCAGCCTTAGCACCTAATACCGATACTCTGGCAATCTCTGAAGCATCAGCAGCATTAATAAATCCACTAGATAGAATTTCGTATTGTGCTGTTAATATTTCGGTGCTGGTTACTTGATTGTTTAAATCCTTTGATAGCTTGATAGCTGTATTAGCAAAAGCGTTAGATTGAGTAGATAATGTCGCTACTTTAGTTTTGGCAGTATCAAAAGCCAAAAAAGCTTGATTAGCAGCACTAGAAACTTGATTGAAAGTAGTACCAATCCGTTCTAATGTCTGCGATGTATTTTGTAGTTGCTCAGCTAAATCTCGCGCTTTCTCGGTAGTAGCGCCAATGAACTGATTAAAAGTTACAGGGCTAGCATCGTCAAATCCTTTCTTGATTTTTTCTAGATTAAGTTTATTGATCTCACTCGCTAGAGCTTTAGCGTTAGCAATATCAGCAGGATTAATCAGCTTTGCATCTATAGCTGCTAATTGCTGTTTATAACGTAGTAATTCTTGTGCAACTCGCGCCGCCTCTTTGTCAGCGCCATCTGATACCCGTACAGCGCTAGCTGCTTTTTGCCTCTCTAGTTGCGAAATAAAAGCAGCCGATCTAGTTGCGTCATTTGCGCCGCTTTGTGACTTTTTCTTCTCTAAAGCGTCTATTTCTAGCTGTAGTTTTTTTAGTGCAGCGACAGCTATGTTAGAAGCATCCGCGCCGCCCAAATTTAAGACGGGTGCTTTGATATTACCGATCGCAGATTGCAAAGTTTTGATGTCACTGATCGCCTTGTCGATGCCATCAAAACTTACTCTAATTGCATAATTTTCATCAGCCATATCAATCACCCTCAATCAAACTTCTTAAAAAAGTGTCGAAATAATTAACCAAAGAAACGGTTAAAGCTTCTTCTGCCCCTAGAGTTGGGGTCAAATACTTATGCCTTTTTTGCAACCATCTCAAAGCGATCGCTACATTTAGATCGTCTGTATCGCTGGAGGGTAGCCAGTGCTTAGCAACTAAGGCAAGGTGATTGGGGATGTCTTTGCGCTTTAGATCAAGGCTTTCTAAAATCTCCCTTCCATCAAGAGGGTTATGAATAATTACTCGTCCGTTCTCTTCTTGTTCTATGCGTGGATTACACCAGCAAGAGCCGTCATTATTTTCATCGTGTTCTCTCAAGTCATCAATAGGGATAACATGGACTGATTCGCCTTTATACTCTAAAGATTTACGCCTTAGTTTTACTATTTCAGGTGTAAAACCAACATCTTTTAAAGTTGACTCTATTAAAATTTCTACAATTTGCAAATCAACGCTTAATCCTTGATTTTGATCTAAAAAAGTATTCCGATTAGTATCAATCAAAAAACGAGACGGGGCTGCAATTATTAAATAGTTAGTAGAGTCACTCAATGGTTCATCGTATTGTTTAGTAATTGGCGCGATCGTTAAATCACTATTACCAATATTTTTTTCAATACTCCAAAAACAACTAATTGTTAATGGATTATCGAGCCCAAAAATGTCGATAAATTCATCAGCAATATGATGCGATAAGACTGCATGGATGTTTTTCATATTTAATCACCAGCTAATAATTCAATCGTCTCGTAATCGCAAATTTCTACAACCCAATTCGGGATCTTGCCTTTCTTAAACAGCAAAGCAAACTTCTTGGCAAAGGTTACAGACATCCGCTTCTTAGCTTGCATTCTACGCAATGCTTGCAGTGAAGGGGTAAGCGATCTAAAGGCTTTCTCGCGGTCTTTAAAATCACCTGTTGCTAGGGTATTTCGCGCCGCTATCACCTCTAGTTCTGCCGATCGCTGTAACTCTTGCTCGTTAATATAAGCAAGATATTGCCTAATTACGCTGATTCGAGTAGACCCGAAATCTCCACTAAATCTGTCTCGGAATCTTGATCCTGTGAGTTTGAGGTAGATTTGATTCCACTCTTCCTCGATGTCTTTAACGGTACGGTTGGACTTCCGTCCTTTCCCTCAGTCACGGGTTCATCAAGTTCATAGTTTTCGGTAATTCCCTCGCGTTCAGATACAAAAGTTAGCCACAAAGCCTCGATCAAAAGTATTGACTTTTTGAGTTGTGCTGTAATTTCTTCACGGCTTACAGATAATCGCACCGCCAACCATGCCGATACCTGTACGATTTTCCACTCAGTATTGGCACTGGTCGAGCTTAAATCAATAGCGATCGCTTTATCGACTGCAATCGCTTCATCTACGGTTAATTCCCCTAGTAAAGGAATTTCAACACCAAAAACGGTTTTAGATTTAAAGGGAGGCTTTTGCTCAATCTCAAAAATTAGCATATTTGCAAAGTGATATTTTGATGTGTATTAATGTCAGTCTTTGGGATTAATACAGTGGCAACCAAAACGCGATCGCCACTGTATAAATCCACTTTTGTTTCTTGCGTAAACTCTTCCCTTAGATAAAGCATTTCGGCGATAATCTGCTTGCCGTCTAGCTTGCAACTTATTGCGTATGCTTTGGGAGAGATTAGATATTCATGCATTAAGTTACGACTGCGGGATCTGTGAATACACTTCCGTTAGCTTTGAAAGGTAACGATTGCTTGCTAATCGCTCCAGCCTGTACGTCAATAGTCTGGTCTGTGCAATAGCAGATAGCACGGCGAACCAATCCCGATGTATAGCCAGCCGCTGGGGGCGGAGTAGTGACAACTACCCACATATAATTCCCTGGAGTTGAAATCACGGTTGTCCCATCGATCGCAGTTGCGCCAATCGTCAAGTTGGCTACGGTAGTTAGCCCAGCATCGATAGAGCTAAATGCACCATCACAGCTAAATTCACCCGCGCCACTAACGATTTGACCTTGATCAAATAGGGTCGAGTCAAAGGTTCGCAACTGTTCATCAGCGAGGGTTACTGTACCTGTAGCTGTTGAACGCGCCCCAAGAGGAATAAAGTTAGAGCTGGTGCTGTTATTTGGGATCGCTAGATGATTTGCGTCTAATGCAATTGAGCCAGTGGCAGTATATGGCCCCGACCCAGTGCTTAACGCCGTGCTGACAGAAGTTGTAACCGTTGCGCTAACTACGTTTCCAGTTACTGGATCGGTAAATGGCAGACAAGTTCCAGCAGGGATCTTAATTGTTTGCCCAGCCGTAGCAACGCTATAGGAAACAGCAACAGTAGTCGCGTTCTTAATAGCAGCCGTGGTAACGGTGATCGCAATGCGCTTGGGGTAATCGGTGTCGCCTTTACCTAAAGGCACGATCTCGACTTTAGCGCCATTACCCGTCTCAAATGTCGTGAGCTTCTCACCCATGATTTTAATCCTAGATACTTTACCTCTAGGATTGCATCAAAAAACAGCTATAATATTGAGTACGGACTAACTACGGACTGAGATTTATGGTTAAGAATAATGATGAGTATGGGTTTCTTATTCCAGAAAATCATCAAATACATGAGAACGCAATACAAGCTATGTCATTTCGCGATCAAGTAAAGAAAGCTTTAGCATTAGGCATCCAATCCGATGACGCAACTATTGCAGAAATCCACAATCTAAAAACAGAGCGCTCCTATTATCGAGGCATCCTCGATCATCTTTGCGATCGCTTGCAACTATGGGCGAATGGGTTTGAAAGGTTAAAAGATGTTCGCATTGTGAAAACATCAGAACCAGAAAATCTTGCCATTGATAACCGCCGCCCTTGCAGTTTCAGTCGTCGAGTAAACGTATTATTGGATGATAATCCTGATGAGATTCTGACCGTCTTAGGCGATGATCAAATGTTGGCTAGGATTGAAAAGATGTATAACGATCTCACGGCTGCTAATGAGTTTCGCGATCAGGTCAAGTTTTTATTTGGCGAAGGTTTGAGTGATGACGAAACTATTGCAGCAATCAAAGCTAGGAGATGGGATCAAAATCAATCCAATAGATTTGTTATGGCAATCAAAGCTAGGAGATGGGATCAAAATCAATCCAATAGATTTGTTATGGCAATCAAAGAAGTGTTAAATCAGGGCAAGCTATCTGATGATGAAGCGATCGCTAAAATCAAAGAATCATCAGAGCAATCACAGCTACTAGGTGAGATTACCGACATTTTAAATAAGGCTAATGCAGAATGTCTTGACCATCGCAGATTCAAGCAAGAAGAAAAGATCGTTGTTACTGGATTCCGCCGATTATGCGATATTCACTTAGCTCTTTTCGGAAAGCGTAGTGAGTACGAGATTTATGGCAGTCGCATTATTAATGATTTGCTAAACTCAGTAGATTTACAAGCCCAAAAGCAAGCCTATGATCAGGAAGAAATCAAGTTTCGCAGTCAGATCAAACAAGCGCTATATGAAGGGGTCAGGAAAGACAAATATCCGTCTATTGATGAGTTCCCTGACGATGACGCTATCAGCTTTGTAGAGCATTTAATAGATCGTCACAAACACTGGGAACGCGATCATGAGTTTACTCAATTTGCGCTTGAGGTTAAACAGCTTTTAATTGATTCAGTTGGTAAAGATATTAGCAATGAAGAGGCGATCGCCAAGATTGAACAACTTACAGGAGACAAGGATCGCGAAATTGAGAGACTAAATCGCTGTCTATCTAGTATTGCCTCATTCTTGGACTTGCCTAGCGATGCCAAGCAACCTGACATTTGTTTTGCGATCATGGAGTTAAAGCAAGAAAAAAAGAAATATTACAAAGGCTACTTTCAGTTAGAAGTGATTTCCAAATACCTTAAGCTCCCAGAAAACTGCAAGCCAATGGATATTACTACTGAGGTGATTGAGCTTAAAGAGGAGCTGGATCAAGCTAAAAAAATCATCGCTCGTCTCGTTGGTGAGTAAGCATGGAAGAAGGTAAATCAATAGAAATAAAAATTGTCATAGCCCCTAGTAAGTTTGCTGAGTTAATTAAACTTATGCCAGATCATGCTAAAGGTAGAGGCGAGAAAACAAGGGTTATCTATTGGTTTATCGATGAAGGAATGAGGGCAACTCTAGCCAAATCACAGCAAGAGCCACGCCAAAATCACAGTAATCGCGATTATTTAAGGAGAAGCTAAATGGCTAAACTATACCTAGTCAAACCAATCGAATCGCATGAGTCAGAATCCTATGCCCGTTATTTAGGCTTTGTGATTTGCGCTGATAGCGAAGATGAAGCTAAGGATCTATCGTTTGAGCCTAGCTATCAATACGGAAATGATGAAAGGTTAGATCGCGGGAATTGGGTTCCAGAAGGATCTAAACATTTACTTACTGTTAAGTATTTGGGAATCGCTGATAGCAGTATTGAAAAAGGTAAAATTCTACAAGAATATATAACTGATTAATAAAAAATGATCGCCATCCAATTAACTCAGGACAGCGATCGCATTCAAGACATAGTAAAGGAGTAAACACGCAGTCAAGCGATTTACACTGTGATTATCGCATATTTCGTAAGCGTTCAATCAAAAGCAATTTCCGAGCATTCTCAAAATTAACCCGCTGCCTATTGTCTCTCACCTCACGCGATTCCGCTGATTTCTCAACAGGCTTTTGTTGCACTGTGATAATTTGTTGCACGCCTTTGCCAGCTAAGTGATCGAGGTTGTAGACTACGCCGCGCCATTCGATGAAGTTGGCGGGATAGTTGAGAGGTTCAATAGCGATCGCGGGGGATGGGATGGCGAAAAGTAGGATGGGGAGTAGGTATTTTTTCATGGTTTTGTTTTATTTGGTTTAATTCCAATTGTCCTGATTTCTGCGTTTCCTTTAGCAAAGTACCAAGCATTCACCCAATTTTTAATATGTATTTGCACGAATCTAACTCCATTTATTGATTGAGTTAGAACTTCATTTATTTGCGCTGAAGGGTAGACTCTTGCAAAATTTAAAGCCGTAACCCATTCAGGACGAGTATGCCTTATTCGTCTTAGTTTTCTTTTCATGCATTCACTCCTTTGAAAGCTCCGATTACAATGGGATGACGAAAAGTAGAAGGGGGAGCAGTAGATATTTTTTCATGGTTTTTCCTTTTCAAGAAGAGCGGCAGCACGGGAAATTATATCGGCGCATTTTCCGTAGGATGTTACATAATTACGGAGTTCTTCAGCCCAGTAATCAACTCTTTTATTGTGAGCTTCAATGTTTGTAAGATCGTTTATCTTTAATTCTTGCAAACCGTCAATAATTTTTTCAACCGTGTAAAGAATACTTTTACTCATGCATTTACACCTTTAAAAGCTCCAATCACAAACTGGAAATTGCTAAGCACAAACGGATGTGCCATTGGCACAGGACGAAGTAAACCAACACGCTTACCGCCTAAATCTAACTCACAACGCACGTTATTAAATGACGCAAAATTAGCTGGTAAACATTTGGGATCTTGAATCCATATCTTGATCGGTGTTTCCTCCACACTAGCGCCGATCGTCTCAAGTAATTGCGGATTGCTTTCACGCACTGCCCAGCCCTGTACCGCTCTTGTATCGCTATCAATCACAGGATTACCTAGCGCGTTAACCGTGCCTGTATCTATGCTATTGCGTACCCAAAACGTGCAGTTAAGCTTGTAACTGCTATCGGGGTTTTTGGGCGCAAATGGGGGTATGAGGTTAGGGAGTGGCATGATGTCTCTCTTTCTTAAATCTTGGAGGCTCGTAGCTTTCGCATAAATTCCGATACCGTTCAGCAGGTGTTGTTAAGTGCGCTAAATGAGGATAAGAGCCTGTATAGCGGCTTTCAAAGTGTGGATGTACTCTTTGCAAATGCTCGTAAAACTCTTGCTGATCAGGTGTCATTCGTCCCATACATTACTTACCCTTCAAATGCTTGCTTAACTCAATTTTAGCGCGTTCTTTCGTCTCTGGACTCATACCTAAAAACCGCCTCACCTCATTGGCATATGCAAAGTATCGTTTAGCCTCACCTGTTACCGATATTCGATAGCTCTTGCCATCGCTACTGATTACCGTTATCCCTTTACGCATCGCATCAGTACGCCGCAAAATCGTAAGGAACGCGCCAATTAAGCGCTTGTGTGCGAGGTACTTAGCGCTGAGTGTTTTCCACGCCGCACCCGTATCAGGATCGCCACCCTCACGAATAATATTATCTTGCAGTGCAATCACATGATCCGCGCTGACAGTCTTTATCACAGGCTCTATGTTTTGCAGCTTGGATAAGAGCTTAGCGGCGATCGGTGTGTTGGGTAGGGTGAATTTGAGCATGGTAAAATATTAATAGCGATCGCAGATTTTGGAAAGGCGATCGCTTAATCCACATTACCTAGGAATATTAGGCAATATGAACGATCTTATTTTAATCGAATCTGTATCCGCTCGTAATGAGAAGCTAATTGATCTCAGTCAGGATGCATCGCTAGAGTATCTGAATAGAGCTAAGTCTCTAGTTATGGCGATGTGGCAAGGTACAGGCGTGGCTACTACTCAACAGATGGCAGATTACTACGAAGTCTCTACTGATACTGTGCAGAAAATTTCGCAACGCCATAAAGGCGAATTAGAATCCGACGGGTTGCGTAAATACAATGCTAAAGAGGTCAAAGCCTTATGGAATCAAGGTATGGACAATCTGTCCATCACCTCTTTTACTTCATCTCTAGTTATTTGGACACCTCGCGCCGCCCTTAGATTAGGTATGTTACTGCGAGATTCTGCGATCGCCAAACAAGTCAGGACACTTTTGCTTGATGTGGCAATGCTAGTCCCTCAACAAAACGATCGCCTTCGTGAACTTGAACTCATTAACGAAAATATGAGGCTTGAGATTCAACGTATGGATCGCATGAGTTCGATGACTGCATTGCATGGAGTTCCTACAACTTTATGTTTGATGGGTCGCGATAATGCGATCGTAGAAGTTGAGAAGCCAGTAATCGAAGTCATCGACGATCGCCACAATCAGCAGACTAAATACAGTGGTCAAACTTGTGGTCAACTCAAGGACTACATGAAAAAGCGATTTGGTATCACTTTTAAATCTGGTGCTGATGTCCAACGTGTACTAGAAGAGATTGAGTCTAAATTTGGTGTCAGCTTGCTTGCAGAATTACCCCGCACGGTGACGACTACCTATATACCAGATGAACACACAGCAAAAGCTATTGAGTACCTTCGAGATGTCAAAAACTGGCAAATGCTGATAGGTCAGTAAATCCACAAAAAAGCACCTTATTTTTGATAAGGTGCTTTTTTGTGGCATTCTTTCTACTTTACCCTACGAGCCGTTGTCATTTCGCCGCCAGCAATCAATGGCTGTGCGTTCTGAACTTCATCGAAGTCTGCTAGGCAGTCGCCATCTTCAAAGTCTACCGTCACAGTCACAATCTCTGTAAAGTAAAACTCAAAGCCATCTGCTTGGCTACCGTTATACTCAAAGCTTTTGACATTGGGAGCTAAGGATTTAGCTAATGCGATCGCCGCTTTCTTGTCAGCTAGATCGGGGTGTGTTTCGCTGTCCCATGCGTGATTAAAGTAGCAGTTAATTTGTGTTTGCATTGTCGTTTACTCCCTTGTTTTGTCTGTATGAATAAAATAGTATCAGTACTAGGCGAAAGGTGTCAAGATATTTGTAATATTTGTTTACAATTAGCTACTCACCTTTAGTTTTTGGCTTGTACTTATGCACTTCCTTATACTTCTCAGGATGTGCCAATCGATACCGTAAATCATACTCAGCCTGACTCATGGGCTTATCGCCTATTGTTTGACCTCCACGCTTGCGATCGCTGTCAGTCATGGTGACTGTTTTCCCTTCAGGAGTGAGACAGCCACGCCTACAGCGATATTGTCGCGCTCCCGACGATTTTGTGCCGTTGTAGGTCATCGGTTTGTGACAGTAGGGGCAGTCTGGGTTAGGCATCTTCATCAACCTCATTAATTAGCTCAGTCAATCGGCTAACACGTTCCAAGGTTAACCAATCGCCAAAATACTCTTTATGCTCATCAGTAGCTTTATAAAGCACTTGATAAACAAACCCTTCATCACTTGGCTCAATAAATAGCGTGTTCCCGCTACTTAGCTCAATCTGCCAACCCATGCCGACGATCTCGGCTGATTCTGATGCGACTAGATTGGCTAGCGCGATTTCGATCATGTGTATTTTTAGCATTGTCATCGTCGTTACCTTTGTGAATGTTGATTGAGAGAGGGGCGCAACTCCCTCGTTTGCGCGGGTGTGGTTAGGCTTTGTCGTATCTATTAACAAACTGAATTGCTTGCGATATATTGTTATGCCATCTTTCAACAAAATAATCTCTCTGCACGTCTGAATGCTGATCAGCGTTTTTGGTATAAAAAGAATTAGCCGATCCATCTCTGCTTATTGCACAACCTACAATTTGATTCCCTTTCTTGGCTTGGAGAGTGTGAGCGCTTGTTGTAACTTCAAACCCGTTAGTTGTTAGTTTTTTGATCGCGTTAGCTAATTTCATGGTCGTTTACTCCTTTGTTTTGTCTGTATGAATAAAATAGTATCAGTACTAGATGGAAGGTGTCAATAGGGTAAGCAAATTATTTTTTAGAATGTTAGTTGAATGAGGGGCGGTTAAGCCCCTGATGTGTAATATTAAAAAGCGTTGTAAGCATCGTTATACGCTTTGTCCAATTCCGTAAAAATGGCTTTTGCTGCCAAAAACTCAGCTTTAGAAATCGCGTCTTTTTGGTAGTAGTCGTTTTGAGCTTTAGTCCAGATAGGGTAGTAATCATCCCAAGCCTTCTTGGCATTGTCATAAGCGATTTGCTCTTCAGACTTACCACAAACACTAGTCCACAAAGCCTCTAATTGTTCTGCGGTTTCGATCAAGATAGTATTAAGTTCAGTAGTTTCTTCGTCTTCGCCAAATAGATCGAATTGGATAACAGTCATGGTCGTTTACTCCTTTTATTGTTTGCGGGTTTAGTCGTCTCTAAGCTAGCTCTTGAGGTGTGCAGTAACGACCTTTAGATGTAAGCATTACAAAGTGTCGCTTCCAGTCTTGGCGTTGCTCAAAAGTGTTGTCCATGTCTGCGATTTCTCTTTCACAACGGGCGATTGCTTTTTCTAGCTGAGTAGTGGTCATTGCGTTTTCCTGTGTTATTGTTTTTGTTTTGTCTGTATGAATAAAATAGTATCACCACTAAGTAAAAGGTGTCAATAGGGTAAGCAAACTATTTTTTAGATCGTAATATTCCGTTACAAATATCCTGCGTAATCAAACTCAAAGATAAGTGAATCTAATAGAGAAGATTGGTCGTTCTTGGGAGTGGGGGAAGGTAGCTGCTTGTATAGATTCAGTAACTTGCAAACTTTTGCAGCAGCATAACTAAGTCCCTCATCTAGCCCCTCTTGAGTAATAGCGCTTAATCCTGCGACCGATCTAAGCGCATTAATTTGAGCGAGGCTAAAGTTGTCTAGACTCGCATGATCTTTAAGCAATACCCACGATTTAGCCCTAAAATCTACTTCCGAATTAAGCATAGGAGCAAACGAATCTAAGGTGCGATTGCGATAAATTATAATCTCAATGCCCTGATACATGACTGGACTGCCATTAATGATCGCGGGAAAGGACATTCCCGACTCTTCAAGAGCGGGATCGGGTAGCATCAAGATAGAGGGTTGCACAATGTCGCCAAAATACCTGATGCCAATTAGATCGGGAATAGCAGCGAGTATGGCTGTTCTGATTTCAAGCGGTGTTTTCACGATGGCAACCGATAAAGCTTAATGCTAATATTGTAAACGCGATCGCTCCTAAGCCTGAGATTTACGCACCGTGTAGATTGTTGATGGCAGCGGATAAAGCGATCGCACCTCGGATTGTAAGCCATTGGTAGACGGTCGGTTTTGGGAACCGAAAGTAGTTGGTTCGATTCCAACCATTCCGATTTAGTCATTAAACACAGTTTCAGCCACACAATGCGCGATCGCCTTCTGAGTTTTGACTAACTCTTTCTTAAGTTTATCCACTTTCTTAGTTCCAGTCTTTGACCACTTAAGCTCAGCAACTATCTCAGCAATCCTAGCGGCGCGTAGTTCGCCTAATGTTGCGATGAGAGAGGCTTTGTCATGCAACATGGGATTATGGCCCCATTTAATTACTACGCTACTGTATGGTGATGGACTTGGCATACAGCCAATAGTAATCACGATGGTATCCGCAAAAACAGGATCGGGCGCTTTACATTGAGAGTAAACAAAGTGGAATAAATCCTGATTGCCATCATCAAATTTCTGTCCAAAGTACTGAGATAGGCTGTCAATCAAACCATCTCTCACAGGTTTAAAAGCGATCGCCAAGCCGTCATCATCCATCGGTCTATTAGCAGCAGCGAAGCGATGAAAATGTATGCGTAGTTGGGATTTAGTATCCCAATCAAAAGCAGACTCAATCGCGCCGCCTTGCTTCAGTGATTGCTTTTCTTTGAGGTGTAGTATCCAGTTGCCACGCCCGTTACTTGTGTTTTTGGGCGGTTCGTCTATGATGTATTGCAGAATCATTTATTTATCAGTACAAAGGAACAAAAACAAACGCTGTAAAAATAAACCCATTGCAATTCATTTCAACTACTTCAACACTAAAAATAAGAGTTGCAAAATCAAAGCCTAGATCAAGCCTTATTACATGGCGATCATATGGTTTTTGAATGTGGGGGAATTGATTGGTTATCTCTTCAAAAGTGTTATAAATTTTCTGAAGATATGGATTTTCTTCGTACACTTGCTGGTGATACGGATTTGCGTTTTTAGTTGCTTTAAACATTTGCATTCAAACTTGCAACTACCGAGCAAACCCAAAACTCAAAATGTTGCCAGAAATTAGGCGCAACTTGTACGCAATCATTGGCATCAACATATTCGCCAAGTTCATCCAAAAATAAAAGTGTTTTGCCATAACCATAGGAGCTGTCAGCGCTATAAAGCTCAGCTTCTGTTGTGCAGTCCGAGCAGTGGTAACGCTTGCCTTGGTATAGGTAATAGTCGTTAGTGTCGTTCATGATTCTATCTAAAAGTCTCTTTCATATTTTTTGCAAACTTATCGGTAACTTTAGCCAGATTTTCATTAAACTCAGTGCGGTTTAATTCGATTTTGGGCTTGCAATATCCATTATCAAAATGTTCGCAAGCTTGGCATACTTTTTTGGGGATATTAAAAGTATTGGGTTTTGAGCTTTCGGGATATATGCCAGAAAAATCTTTGATGCGACATACGGTAGAAGCGCCCTTAATCAATACTTTCAATCCGTCTTTACTGATGATAGGCTCACCAGATCCAAGGGTAAGGACGGGCTTTTTATTGCCATCTTTAAAAACCCAAATGTTTTGCATCCATCGGATTTTACCAAAGTCAAAAACATCAAAAATGTTACTCATCATCTATCTCCTGTTTTTTTGTTTACACCCAAAACCACTTTAATAAATACAAGTGGTGAATCAGGCTTGGTTGTTCCCTTATGTCTAGCCATCAATCAAAAAGCTTTTGAAGCTCCCATAAAATTTTATTTGCAATAGATCGGCGATCAATCAAGCCAGAGTAAACAAGGAAAAACTGAAGCCTTAAAACAATAAGTTGAAATTGCAGTCTAACCATTTTTTTTACTTTGTTTGTGATTGCGTAGATTCCTTGCGTCATAGTTCTTTAGTTTTGTTTTGATTACGATATAAAGAGATTGCTTCTCTTAGAATTTTGGCTTTTGTTCCTTTTGGGAGTGCTTTGTACCATTCCCAAGTCTCTTGATCTACTCGCAAAGTTAAGTCGGCTTGTATTAGCGAGTTTGGTTTAGTTGTTCCTTTTGGTCTAGCCATTAATTAATTAACTCGACAATATTAATTGTAGGGGTAAACGTGGTTATTGTAAAGGGGTAATTAATAAATACTTTGCACATCACACTCAACCCCAAACACAGCAAAGCGATCGCCTATGACAGCGATCTGATGAGTGAGGGATAAAAAGTAGCGGCTTCTTATGCCCCCCATCTCTAGGCAGGGGATTGTGCTACTTGGCGGGTATATTTGCTTACTCGTTTCCTTAAATGCATACGGCGCATTGATTTGCTCTCAAGGTTGTAGATATTTGTTCTAGCTTGATATAGGGTGCGATCGCCATCAAACTTCATGTAATGCTTCTCACCTAAATTATGGGTTAACCAAAATTCAGGGGTATTAATAGCATCATTGCAAGGTTCACACACCTGATAACGCTTAATACCTTTGAGATGCTTACGCACGGTTTGAGGGGTACGACTGACTAAATCAGCTACTAAATCTTGAGAAACACCGTATGGCACAAATAAGCGATGAACGAGTAGAAATCTGCCTTTAATTTTTAAACCCTTGACACCCGAAAGCATAATTGTAGATGCGTGCTTAAAAATATTCTGGGATTTCTTGACGTGCTTTGCTAATTTCTTGCCTTTATATTTTTTATTATTCTCCTTGGTTTCTCGTTTTGCAGCATAAAATGACGCTTCTTGCTTTTGTGCTGTTACCGCTTGCACTACTTGCGATCGCACTTGGTTAGGCATATCTACAGAGTCCATCTCAAAGATCGCGCCCAAATTGCTGATATTTAGCTTTGAGCAGACTTTCTTGAGTGAAGTATAGATAAGCCTAGCGCCATCGCCTTTAATCTCTAGCAGCCAAAAAACCCCTAGGTTATACGCTAATCTAAGGGCTTTTTTAATTGTGGCAACACTGCGATTAAATGTACGGGCAAGCATTGGTAAGTCTAAACTAACCTTACCAGCGCCTTTTCCTGCTTCACCTGATTGGTATTTAGGGACATGATGCTGTTTATCATGCGAACGCACAAAAAGATATAACATCTTCACTAAGTGAGGGATTTTCCAACACTGAGCAAAACTGCTATAAATTTCGACGATTCTGTGATAAACTTGTGTCATTCGACTGTCAGTAGCAGTTGGATCTCCACGCACCCTTTCGAGCAACGTTAATTTTGAAGGTCAGAGATCAAAATTAACCAGTGGTGAAGCTATATTAACATAAAAAAGCCCGATCATTTGATCGGGCTTTTTTATTAAGCAGCTACCAGCTCAGCTTTTTTGAAGACCCTAATTTTGTGCGCCGATACCCTACTTTGTAAACAAATATTAAGAGTTTAAATATTTTTGGTTTTACTATTGACAAAACCTATAGACTCGATCAACAATAGGTTATCGAGTTAAACAAAGCCATGAACGCCAACCAAATCGCACAAATCGCAACCGCTTTAAACGTCTCTCCCAACCAAATCAAGAGAGCTGAAGAATGGAAGAATGTGCTTTTTGTTGTAGTTCAAGGTAAGGGCGCTCGTTTTGTATCTAAGAAGGTAATTAAGGAGATGGACATTGAGATGAACATTAATCAATTCAGCCAAGAGGTTAATCAAGCTTTTGGGAATATTTTTTCTGTGAAAACCGATTTTTATGGAAGCACACAAGATTTTATTGCGTTAGACCTACAGAATGGCAAAGAATATCATCGCTCCATAAAATTTACTTGTGAAGAAGGGTTGTCGCGGTATGGGATGTGGAAGATTCAGGAAGGCTGTTTTAATGGCTACGGGAAAACTTTAAACGAGGCGATCTCACAAGTTCGTAAAATGACATCCGATTGCACTACAAAAGCTTTTTTTCTGCCAACTTATGACTAGAGGTGGCGACCACGGACATTGAATAAACTTAATCAGCCATCCTATAGGATGGCTTTTGCCATGAATAATAATAATTACTGCTACCTTTGCGCCGCCCCTAACGCTGATAACCCGTTAGTTCTCAAAGATTCATTTACTGCACATAGTAGCGCTAGATGCCCTGAGTCTAAGCATCTATGCGATCGCTGTGCATGGGTGATTCCGTTAAGGGCTTTTTATTGGAATGAAGCGAAGGGAAAATACAGCACATTATTTGCTAGGGGCTGGTCATGGCTCCTTTCTGCTGATAATGCGTATGGTTCTTATCCTAAATTTGGCGGTCAACATACTGAGGGGGGGAACACGCTAGAAATAGTTGATCGCCTCCCCACACGCGCTCAAATCAGGACCTGGTTGCTTGATCCGCCAAAGCCGCCCTTTACTATTTGCGTTGCGGAATCAGGGCAAAAACATATTTTGCCTTGGGCGCTAGAGGCAACTAATCGCGATTATTTCCCAGTGCAATTTGAGCTCGATACGTTGCATATATATCGATCTGCCTTTACGCATTTACTCGCACGGTACGAGGAGCTTATGGCTATGGGATTCTCAAAAACCGAGATTAATAGTGGCAACTATCGCTCTGACAAATTAGCTAAGTGCATCAGTGAGTACGCAGCATGTGAGGCTGTGATCGCTGCTAAGCGTGGTAATCGCTTGCTAGATTTGGTTAGCTATGTTGCAAAAGTATCAGAGTAAGATATGGCAGACAGTAAATATGAAAAACTGTATATTTTGCAAGAAAGAATTTGATGAAGGTAAAACAAAACGGCTTTGCTGTACTAGATCGTGTGCAGCAAAGTTTTCCACAGAGAAAAAAGGCGGATCGGCATGGAAACAAGAAGAGATCGAATATCTTGAAGATAATCTTGGTGTTTTGCCTTTTCCTGTATTGGTTAAATCCTTTAAGAAATGGTCTAAAAAACAAGGCTACCCAGAACGGACAGATACTGCGATAGAAGTTCAAATCCATCGCATGACATCTAATTCCCCTTTGAGCCGCAAATGCACTGAAGATAATTTTACTGTGTACGAACTGTCGAGAGGGTTAGGCTTATCAATGGATCGAGTTCGCTCATTTGTCCGCAATGGGAAATTGCAACCCCGCAAAATTGCCAGAAATCAGAACGCAGTTAAACGTAAAGACGCGATCGCCTTAGTCCTGAATAATCCCTCGTATTTTGCTAACTGCGATCGCGATAACTTGTTCTGGCTGCTAGAAGATGCAGAGCTAGTCGAAAAAGTCAAAAACTCAGAGCCGTCAACTAGAGGTTTTCGCCGTGCTGTGCGTTGTTATGCTCCTGATGGCATTAGAGTTTATTCTGGTGTAAAAGAAGCTGCTAGAGCTAATTTTGTTAAGCATAACTGCATATCCCAAGCGATCGCTAGGGGTGGTAAAAGCGCTGGTATGAAATGGGAATGGGTGGAGTAAAGGTGTTTCACATTTGCTAAACTATTCATATTGACCTGCGCTTAAAGATAAGGTTAATCAGGTGATCGGTACGGGAATACGCGATCGCCACTAATATTTTACCACTTTTTAATATCAGTAATCTTGCAATATCGCCATCAAAGGGCGCGATAATGCTAGAATCGCTGTAAATTCGTATGTTGATTTATGGCGAAAAGTAAAGCTAAGTTATCGGATTTTACAGTCCAATCCAAAAACGTCAACCGCCATAAAAATCGTGGTATGAAAGCCTTGAGCGATACCATCGAAAATTCAGGATGGATCGGTGCAATTACCACGGCTGCAAATGGCGAAACGTTCGCAGGATCGGCGCGTTTAGAAGTCTCATACGATCGCTTTGGTCAAGAGATAGAGCCTATTACAGTGCATACGACTGGCGATCGCCCCGTCATCGTAATTCGTGATGATATCCCCACAGCTAGCGACCCGAAAGCGGTTAAGTTGGGAGTAGCTGATAATCGGATATCTGAGCTTAACTACGATCCTGATATTGAGCTATTAATTGAGATCAACGATGAGATTATTCAGCTTGACGATTTGTATTATGAAGACGAGTTAGCGGCGTTGGTTGCGAGGGATCAGGAAGAAGAAACACCAGACTTTGAACCTGTAGGAATGGATGAACAGGGCAAGCTAGACCAGATACAGCCTAAAGAGATTGATTGCAAATGCCCTCAGTGTGGACATGATTTTATTAAGTTGCTATGAGTAAAGCGATCCTTAAACTTGATTGGTGTAGCCATGAAGCGGCTAAGTATGCTTGTGAACATTGGCATTATTCTAAATGTGTTCCAAATCAAAAAACGGTTAAGATAGGAGTATGGGAAGACAGTATTTTTATTGGCTGTGTTATTTTTGGAGACGGAGCTAACAATGGGTTATTTAATCCCTATGGATTAAAAAGTACTCAAGGATGCGAACTGGTTAGAGTTGCTTTAACAAATCATCAAACGACTGTTAGCAGAATTATTTCTATATGCTTTAAGTTTTTAATAAAAAGATGTCCCAATATTATTTTGATTGCATCTTTTGCAGATCCCGATCAAAATCATCATGGTGGAATTTATCAAGCTGGCAACTGGATTTATACAGGAAAAACAATTGCTGCTGATGAGTATATTGTCAATGGTCAAAGGATGCATGGGAGGGCATTAAGAAGTACAAGATCAACACATAAATTAAAAAACATTTCAGCAAAAAACATAGAAGATTGGGCTAGAAAAGTTTTAGATCCAAACATAAAAAAGATACAAGGATCGTCTAAGCATCGCTACTTATATCCACTTACTCCAGAAATGCGTGATAAAATTGAACCGTTACGGAAGCCATATCCTAAACCTGCGCTATAGAATGGAACTGCAAAGAGTCCCCCTCAATGCATGGCGGTTCGAGTCCGACCATAGCGCTTTAAGTTATTATTCATACAGGAGTAATTAACTGTATGCCAAAGAAAAAAGCCAAGCTCTCAGACTTTCGTACTCAAGAAAGAAATCTCAATAAACACCGCCCCCGTGGTATGGGGATGCTAGACAACGTCATTGCAAAGGATGGATGGCAGGGCGCAATAACTACGGCTGCTAACGGTGAAACCTTTGCAGGAAGCGCGCGCTTAGAAGTTGCACAAGAGCGCTTTGGTGATGAATCGGAGCCTATCGTATTTGATATTGACGGTACACGCCCCGTAATCCTTAGGCGGGTTGATATTCCTACTGCTGACGATCCTAGGGCTATCAGGTTAGGCATTGCAGATAATCGCATCAGTGAAGTTAACTATGATCTAGATATTGATTTACTGCAAGAAACAGCACAAACAATCGACATTAGCGATCTATATTTTGATGATGAACTCGCAAAATTAGCAGAGCAAAAGCAAGAGATAATCGACCATCAAGAGCCTGACTTTCTCAAGTTCTCAGATAATAATGACTTACCCGCTTACGCAAGCGATCGCAGTGGTGGCAATAAGCAACCCATACCGATAGTCGTTGGCAGTGGCACGATGAAACGGTGGAATGAGTATAAGGAAAGCGTAGGCATAGAAAATGATACTGCTGCGTTTGAGGCGCTATTAGATTTATGGACGGATTAAAGCCTCTCTACGGTGGTTTACTCAAGATACCCGCGCCATTAGAACTAAGCGGTAATTGGTGCGCTCACGCTTGTCCTTATTGCTTTGCAAATCTTAATTCCCCTACTCGTACACTTGACGTTAACGGTGTTTCAAGATTATTAGCTGATTATCAAAACAGAAATACCATTGAGGGTTATTTGCTGCGTGATGGTTATCCTGTAATTGTCAGTAACCACATAGATCCGTTTAGTGCCTCAAACTATCGTCAAATGGTTCCTTTTATGGAAACCATGACTGAGCTTGGTATACCTTACTCAGTGCAAACCAAGGGTGGTAAAGGATGGGAAAAAGTATTAGAGTTCATGCCGATCGGTGTTTGGTATGTTTCGATTTCGTTCTCTGATGATGAGACACGCAAAGCTATAGAGCCTAGTGCGCCGCCTTTAGAGCATCGCTATGAGTTGTTAAAAGCATTAATCTCAAAAGGTCATACGGTGATTGTTGGCTGTAATCCATGCGAACCAGATTGGCTATTAGACCCTATCCCATTTTTTGACAACCTAAAAGAGATCGGCGTGTTTGGTACTTGGATGGAGAATTTGCATATTAACACCAAGCAGAAACAGGTAATGCCAGAACGCGATCGCAAATTATTGGGTGAAGACTTGATTGCTGATTGCCTCAAGAAAAAACATAGCGATCCTTACAGGAAAGAATTTGTTGAGATGTGCAGGGAATATTCAAGATCAATAGGGTTAGAGAATTACAGTATTGCTAACGGTAGGTATTCAAACTTTTTTGATGCTTATAAAATGTATCCAAAATTATTCCCAGTTGTGCAGCAATTTATTAATCGGTGCGCTACGTTAAATCGTGAGTTTTTTACACAACGGGAATGGGTAGAGTTCTTTACTCCTTTACTGCCAACTTTTGTCACATCGCAAAATTATCACTATATTGATAGCAATGTTAGGATGTGTCCTGAAAAAGCATTAGGGTTTAAAGTCCCCAAAAATCCAACATTTGAGACGATTTTAAAATGTTCTTTGAAGTCTCATAATGTACCGTTTCACCCTGTCAACAAAGCCGCTTTTAGCTATGCTGTAGATAGCAACGGTAATTATTTATTAGATGATGTGGATAAATTGCCTATACTATGTTATGGCGCGGATGGATGGACTCATACTATGATTGAGTATGATGATAATGAAATTAACGAGGTCGATTATGTTGGAATCATTAGACAATAGCGACGGGATTCAATACTACGGTGGTAACGATCCTTCTAAGATGAGTGGTAGATTCAAGAAGGGCGGTGGTCGAGGCTCTAGCGGTAGTGCTACAGCATCATCCGCTAAACGTAGCGCCGTAGGTCAGCGTAGTAGTGTTGAGTCTAAGTTTGGGGCTAGTGCCGCTAATATTGCTAAAAATCAAGCTATTCTTAAAAATCCCAGTTCAACGCCAGAACAACGGGCGATCGCGACACGCAAGATCATGGCTAATACAAGGACTGCAACAGGATCTATCCAACGAAATGTAGGAAGTGATCAAGTAACCTCACGTTTTGGATTGCAATCTAGGGCGCAACAAGCGAGATCGGCGGCGCTAGCTCCTTCTGTTTACGGTCGTTCATTAGGTATTTAAACTAGATAATATAAGCTAGCTGATAAAATAATATAAGGGTGATGTAATCTAGCTTATATGGCAACAAAACACGATTGGGAAAAAATTAGTAAGGAGTATATAGAAGCCTCTAGCGATGATGTGCGCCCATCTTTGCAAAGTTTGGCTACAAAGTATGGCATAAACTACAACTATATTCAGCAAAGATCCGCAAAAGATAAATGGGTAGAGCAATCTAAAATCTTTCTAAGGCGCGTCTCTCAAGAGTCGAAGCAGGAGAAAGTGTCAAGCTTAGCGGGGGAACAGACTAAATTTGATACTGATATCTTGACTGTTGCGAGGGCATTGCAAGGGCAAATTATAGGTCATTTGAATGAAGCTAAGCTAAAAAAAGAGCTTCTACCCCCAAAGGATATAAGCCTGTTATCTGGCTCTCTATCTACAATCCAACGCATAGGACGTACAGCATTAGACCTTGATACATGGTCACCTGACAAAATTGTAAATGAGGCATTAAAACTTGGCTACCTTCTCACCGATCCTCGAACTCTTACCAGCGACACAGGCTCGGATGGAAAGAGCTTGGGAAAAGGTAGAGACTCAGATAGCACAGAGGCAAACCCGTTCTCAGACATACTCGCAACAGCAGAAGAAGCTCCAACTACATCCGCTACAGCAAACGATAGCCAATAGCCAAGCTAAATACACGATCGCAGTATCAGGGCGGCGCTTTGGTAAAACCATCTTGCAGATATACAAAGCCCTTGAGCGCGTTGCGGTTGGTGCGCCATATAACCCAGTAGCGCCGCCTGTAGTGGTGTTAGCTGCTCCTACCTTGGTTATGGCTCGTAGGCTGCTATGGAAGCAGTTGCTAAACACCTTACGCAATCACAAAGCTGTTGAGAATGTTAGTAAATCAGAATTTACAATTACCTTCAAGAACCCCGATCCGTATAAGTTCTATATGCCCGATCTAATGATCATGGGACTTAACGATGGTGACGGCGATCGCGCTCGTGGTTTGCGCCTATGGCATTTTGGGGGTGATGAGTGGCAAGACTGGAAAGCAAGTATTTTTCCAGAGATTATTCAACCTGCGCTATCTGATACGCAAGGCAGTACAGCGCTATTCACTTATACTCCCAAGGGCAAAGTTAATCATACCTATGAGGCTTATCAAAACGCACTTGTTGCCGATCCTAGGGTATGGCAAGCGTTTAAGTTTAAGAGTGCCGATAATCCGATCCTTAAGCCAGAAGATATTGAGCTGCTTAGACAAAGCTTATCCCCCCGCTTATTCCGTCAAGAGATGGAAGCATCATTTGAAACTTTTGAGGGACAATTCTTTGAGACATTATCTGAATCGCACATCATCAGCGATCGCGACTTACCTAAAGATTTTGCGTATCGTATATTAGCGGTGGATTGGGGCGCGGTAAATCCTAGAGCCTTGGTAGTTTGCGCTTTTATCAAAGACGGCTTTTATCACTGGTTTGTTGTAGATGAGTGGCGTGTCCCTAGAGCGATGCAGGGGCAAGCAATATTAGAAGATGATTTTTTATACGAGTGCCATAAATTAGCAATGAAATGGCAAGTTAATCGCGCTTTTGGTGATCCATCTCGACCTGATGCGATCAAATCATTACGAGTGTGGAAACCAAAAGAGGGGCAAGTATTCAAAGAACCATTTAAGAATTACTGCTCAGAAGTTAGGGGCGCGGTAAACGACTTTATTAAGGGCGTTGACTTAATGAGTAGCGACTTCTACCACGAACGGATCAAGATTGTGGATACAGTGCCTCAGTTCTTTGAGGAGTGCCAATCGTATCACCGCAAGAAGGATAAGTATGGCAATATCACAGAAGAAGAAGCCGATAACCAGGTGACGCATGGCATCGACTGTTTACGGTATGCGATCGCGTCAATGCCTCCTGTTAATCGTCAATCAAGCTTTGGTAGTAGTCGGGCTATGTAATCCATATTTCTCGATAGCTCTATCGATAAGCTGCTCTGTCATGGGGTAATGAGTCCCTTCCTCGGTACACCAATAAGGGCTGTGACACCTATACCAAATTGCAAACCCTGAATAATCAAAAAGAATATTTTTGTTTGGCTGAAAATCTACATACGCATTAAGAATCTTGCATTCTTCTAGCTCGTCATCTTTGCCTCTAAAGTAAAAAATGAATCCGTCAGGGTATTTACGATATTTTTCTAGTAATTCGTCAAGTTCTAGGATTAATGCTTTTTTATGTTTCTCAGTAAGCCTTTCCGCTTCAATTTGAATACTCATGATTTTAGTACCGCTATCCACTCCTGCGCTCTTCTATCGCGATCGCTATTGTAGTTTTGATCGCGATAAAACTTATATCTATTTTCGCTCTCAATCCGTGACAGACTTGATTTAGTTTTATCAGGATTCAGTAAGGCAAAACCTATTAACTCTGATGCATTCATTTCTTCAACTTCTTTTTGCATAATTAAATCCTTAAATTTATTACCAAAAAAGCGCCATATCACTACAGCGCTTTTTTGTTGGTTGAGTTAGCTAATTAGCTAAAAAACACCTAACAAGAATTGTTTGTCTGAATCACCTAAATTAGAAACAGCAAGTCGTTCAAGAAAGGTTGTTTTCCAGATACACTTTTTTGTTTGCTCAATGTCGAAACACCATCCGTCAGACATTTTATTTAAGTGATAATCAATGTCATTTTCAGTAAAAAGATTTTGCACCCAAGTCTTTAAAGTGTCCGAGCATCCACTAATTTGGTAGATTTCCATGATTTTAGTTCAGCTAATTAGCTAAGTCCTAACCCTCTCTTCACTAAGTCCATCGGATCGGCTGTGCGGTTAAAATCACTGGTTTGACGCTTGCCACTGCCATTAGGGATATTGTCACCACTAGCGCGATTAAGTGGCTTTGCTGCTGTAGGGATTTCATTAGCGATTTGATCAGCTAAATCATCAAGAGTAAAAGGTACTGTCTTTTTACCATCAGATTTAAATCGAGGTGTGCGATCCGTTAATGATTCAACTACTACTACAGAGTAACGACCGTTATCACTCCTTGTGACCTCAACCAACTTGTTGTAATCTTCGATCTTTGCAAAACGCTCTGCAAATTCTGGCTTTAAGAATTTAGAGAAAGCTGAAACAATTTTTTCGTGTTTCCACTCTTGCTTTAATTCTTCAGCGTCTTTGGTAGTAGCTGAAACTTCATCAAGCCTAGCTTTACGTTCAGCTTCGATTTGTGCTGCTGTTTCTGCTCTTATACGCTCTTTCCAAGTCTCAAAATCACCCGTCCGCTTAGCTTTTTCTTCTTCATCCAAGCGCTCACGCTCTTTTAGGCGATCCTCAAGTTGTTTAGCTCGTTTATTAGCTGCTTCAGCTTCTTCACGCAGCTTCTTAAGGGTACGCTTAACCGTGTCATCTTCCTCTGGCTTTGCGGGTGCTTTAATCTCATCCGCTGCGCCACTGCTAACGCCATCGGTAGAGTCTGCGCCGACTTCTTCATTCTGGTAGAAATAGTTTCTAAATTTAAATCGCATATTCAAGCTCTAGTATGTTTACCTGATAGACTCGCATAATTCTGTAGTTTCAAATTGTCGATAAGCCATTGCCGATCGCCATTGTATAAAACCATTGTAGCTCTAAGATCAGAGCCACTTTGTTTTGTAATACTGTAGAACGATGGAACAGATTGACTGGTTACTCCAAGACTGCCGTCGGTCATTTGACCATCGATAGTAGTTTTGTATGTGTCTAACCCGTCAAGCTTTGATTGTACCTCAGTTATAGCACTTACCCCGTAGGTGTCTTCGTAGGTTGTGAGAGTGCTTTCAATTAGAGTGTAATAGTCGCGTGTGAGGTTGAGGTATTTCACGATGCGATCGCGATCATTGTTTGTCCATGTACTCATGATTCCGACTCCGTTTCATCTTCTTCATCATTTTCGCTGTCATCTTCATCATCAGTCTCTACCGATTGGCTTTGATTAGCAGCAACCACCTCAACAGGCTGAGCGATCGCCACAATCTTCTGATCTTTTGGTAAGAAGTTAACCCTATGCAAAATCTCAGTAGCAGCTTCTTCAGTTAAGCCTTTATTAATTACCTCGAAGATAGTGCGAATCAGATTCACATCAGCAGGGGCAAGAATAAAGCTCAAATCTACGTCAATTGTACCGTGATCCTCGGTTACGTCTTCACCCTCCCACATTGCCCAATGACAAAAAACCTGCTGTGAGCATGACTCTTTGTTTACCTCATACTCTTGTAATCCTGCTTCGTTTTGCCCAGCTTTGATGCTTACCTCAGTAGCTGATTGTTGGACAAAAGACTCACCCAAAAAGTTGAAAACAGTCTGCTTAATCAATGACTCTAATCGGTCTAGAGCCTGAATCATAGGCGCAACACTATTGGCATCAGCTTGCAAATAGTAAACTTTAGCGGCTCCGATTTGGGTTAACACTGTCTCAATAACAGCAGCGCCGCCTGTGGATAGAGGACTGAGTTTCTCTGGAATAAAATCGATATGCTCACGAACTGCCGTTGGCTGCATCTTGCGAACTGTTGCAAGCCAATCGCTAAATACTTGGTAATAAGTATGATTTTTTTGCTGTAGGTCAAGTAACGGGGGTATCGTATCCCATGGGTTGGGATTTGTTACTGAGTACAGGACAAAGGGGATTTGACTCAATGGCAAGCCATTGGTATCTAGCAATGGCTTAGGCGATTCTACCTGTACATATTCCTTTTCGCCTTTGTCGTTAGTTTCAATGCAAGTTACCGATCGCATCACAGCATAATAAATACGATCTTCTTCTTGCACTTTGATTAGCTCGTATTCCCAGCAATAATTTTTCATTGATTGCTTGTAACGGGTTTCGCTAATTACCTCACTCCGATCAATCGTGACGTGCTTAAGCAGTACAGAGCCGTCATTGGTGTATTCGTAATCCTTGATATCAATATCTAATCTAGGAATTAGCACTGAATATGGGCGCAAATCTAATTGTTGTTCAACTGCACGATTAGGAATTTCGCCAAAATTAGGATAAAGGGTAAGCACCCCTACAAAGCCATCTCTAACAGCCATGCGATCGGCTTCAAGAAAGAATGCTCTAATTGATGTGCCGCGCTTATCAAAGTTTTTAGTGGCATTGACAACCGACTCAGGTACATTGCCACTAAGCACCCATTTACTTAGCAGACTAGATACAATCTTGACGGCTGGTTTAAAGAAATTAACAAATAGCGATCGCCTTAATCTGAAATACCACTCTTTCGGTGTTTCGCTTGGCATAAGGGGTAAGTACTCCTCAGCCAAATCATCAATAATCTGATCGAGGTTTTCGCCATAAATCCAAGCGCTTTGGCCCTCGTAGAAATCTATGCAACGTCTGACATTAGCTTGCTGTCTTTGATAAGCAATGCTCTTTAATGTTGGGTTGTTATCGTCGCCAAGTATGTTACCGCCACGATAGCCTTTAGCGATCGCTTCTGGCAATTGATTTGGCTGTAACGTGA